TGAAAAATGAAATCCCTTAGATGAAAAAAAATTCCCCAGAAAATTTTAGACCCCTACAAGTTGATCCAATAAACGGCGACTATTATGTTATAATACCAGAGTGGATTGTAAATGATCTTTCATGGTATGAAGATACACAAATAGAATTCACAATCGATGGTAAAGATATTATACTCTCAGAAAAAGAAGATGACTGAAACACTCTATCACATATACTTAAAAGATAAATGCATCTATCATTCACTTACAGAAGATGAATTTAATCTAACCTGGAGAATGATTTCAGAATTTCTTTCAATTACAGATGACTCTAAGAAAAACGACCTTTCTTATGAGCAAGTAGTCCGTTCAAAAGAACTTGTATTAAATTCATCTCATTGACAATTCACTATATACTTGGTATGATATGAAAGTAACCTATCTTCTTTATGAATTTAAAAGAAAAATTTCATAAGTATCTTCCAGACAATCTTGACAAAAACAAATGTTGGGAATGGAAAGGATCAATAAATCGTGGATATGGTGTAATATGTCACAATAAAAAAACTATTAAAGCACATAGAGTATCATATGAATTATATTATGAAAAACCTTTAAATGATCTTCATTGTCTCCATAACTGTGATAATCCGTCCTGCGTAAATCCACTACATTTATTTGCAGGAACAAATCTAGATAATGTAAGAGATAAAATAAACAAAGGTAGATGTTATACGGGTCATCAAAAAGGTGAGCATAATGGAGCATCTAAATTAAAAGATGGAGATGTAATTCAAATTAGAGAGTTGTATAATAATCAAAATTATACAACCATAAAATTAGGAAAAATGTATGGAGTTAACCGTGCTACAATTTCCTACATTGTAAATAACAAAACTTATACACATTTATTGGAGGAATGAATCTTGGCAAAGGGTTTTACAGTAAAGGCAAAGGCACCAATTGTCTCACAGACAACACAAGAATGGGATTATGATTTAGCAAAAGAAATGGTAAAGGGAAAATCCATTGTCTTTTGTTTGCCAGGAAGAGGAGTGTCATATGCATATTTGAAAAACTTTGTTCAACTTTGCTTTGACATTGTTCAGGCCGGAGCAAGCATCCAGATCTCGCAAGACTATTCATCAATGGTAAACTTTGCAAGATGCAAATGTTTAGGTGCGAATGTACTGCGAGGACCTGATCAACTTCCCTGGGATGGAAAACTTCAATACGATTGGCAACTTTGGATTGATTCTGATATTGTATTCAATACAGAAAAGTTCTGGCAGTTGATTTTAATGGACAAAGATATTGCAAGTGGTTGGTATTGTACCGAAGATGGTCATACAACTTCGGTGGCTCACTGGATGGAAGAAGAAGATTTTAGAAGTAATGGTGGAGTCATGAATCATGAAACTCTCGAAAGTATTTCAAAGCGTCGGAAACCATTCACAGTTGATTATGCTGGATTTGGATGGTTAATGATCAAGAAGGGAGTCTTTGAACATCCAGAAATGAAGTATCCTTGGTTCGCTCCAAAGATGCAAATTTTCGAATCTGGTGAAGTTCAAGACATGTGTGGTGAAGATGTGTCATTCTGTCTGGATGCAAAAGAAGCAGGATTTGAAATCTGGTGTGATCCTCGTATCAGAGTTGGTCACGAAAAAACAAGAGTTATTTGAGTCTATGACAAATAATCACGAAAAATATAATATCTACTGCAATGGTCGCAAAATTTATTCCGATCTTTCAGAGGAAGACTATTTGGATGTGATGCAAGATTTAGCAGAGGAGTTCTATGAAAATGGAACTCCTGCGCCTTATGAATTAAACACTGAAATTATACAAGGAGATTAAGTCTTATGGCAGTTAAAGCAAAAGGTGGTTTGAACAAGAATAGTTCTTATATTCCAGGGCCACCGAAGAAATCTCGTCAAGGAGATGGTATGGGCACCAAGTATGCCGCATCTTCTCGCAATGGGGCACGTAAGAAGTACAGGGGTCAAGGTAAAGGATGAGTCAATTAATCACCAACATACCAGCTAAGAAGGTTTGGGTTCGTAAAGAATACTTACGTGATTTGCAAGATGGGCATGGTGAATTTGTAGAGGGCGTCTGGGTAACGGCAAAGTCCTTACCTGGACGTGCTTTTTATTTTGAAACTTATTTACCAGAATATGGTGCATTGTATGATAAGTTACCCATCTCTGCATTTGTCTCATCTCCAAAAACACCAGATCCAGATTTAGATCTTCCGAATCTTCAATTTTGGAACTGCATGGATTATGGAGTTCGCTGTATTAAGAAAAAACATATAGCAGAATTAGATTTTGAGTTAAGAACAAGACATTTTGGAACTATAAAAGGTCAATATGTTTTTAGTCTCGATAATTATCATCCAGAAAATGATATTGTTGATTGTGGAACAAGTGAACTTCCAGAGGAACATAAGTCTCATAACTGCATTTTGTTAGAAAATGGACAATTTGCACTATATCCAAACAATAGAATGCGATTGTACAGTCCATCTAGAACTCCAGAACAAGTGAAAACACCAGACTTTAAAGTTTCTACACATTTTTATCAGGTAGAAACTGGTTTAAACTGGGGAAGATTGGGAGATACAGATGAATATTTCTGGCAAACTCCTGAAGAAAAGCAAAATAAATAAATTTTTTGCCAAAAACTGAATTGGAACAGTACTCAATGGGTAAACACCTGCTCTTAGAGGTGTATGATGTTGATTTTGAAGCGATTAATGACGTAGAATCGCTTCAAAATTCAATGATCAAAGGTATAAATCGTGCAAAGATGACGATTTTGAACACTTTTTCCCATTGTTTTATTCCTCAAGGATGTACAATAGTCATTGCACTCGCAGAAAGTCATGTTTCTTGTCATACATGGCCCGAAAACGGGTGTCTTGCCATTGATGTTTACACATGTGGTGAAGGAAACCCAAAATTAATTGCACTTGAACTTTTAAAATACTTAAATTCGGACAATTACGCCATCAGAGAAATAAATCGTTAAATAATAGCAAGGAGATAGCAACCTCCTTCCAAAAAAGTTCTGTTTTTACAAAAAACAGGAGCTAAAATGTCCAATTTACCCGTTGATAGAGACAAAGATTACATGTATCAGATGTGGGGAACCACTTCTCTTACCTCTGACTACAATAGTTTAGATCAAAAATCAAAAGTGATTCAAGAAATTATGCACGATGATGTTCCAAAAAATCAACATCACCTAAAGGAACAATCTAAACTGCATCAAAAAATTAGAAATTCAAATGATTATGATGATTGGGAATATGGCACAGAACCAAATTATGGAGTTTCTTGGAAATAACCATAAATAACTGAAGAAAAAGTCCTGTTCAGATGGCAGTCAACCCAATTACAAGGATATCTAGATCATTCAAGGACATTAGTTTGTCTTTTGAATCACATCCAGTAACCAAAGACTTGCCAATTTTAAAAAATGAAAGAGCGATTATAAGATCAGTACGTAATATTGTAGAAACAATACCAACCGAAAGATTTTTTAATCCAGATTTTGGTTCTGATGTAAGATCAAGTTTATTTGGTATTATTGACTTTGCAACATCATCAATCATTGAAGATCAAATTAAGACATCGATTACTCTTTATGAACCAAGAGTTGAAAATGTTCAGGTGAATGTAAATCCAGAATATGATGATAATGCTTTAGAAGTTACAGTTATTTTTGATATTATTGGACAGGACTTCCCAACACAAGAGTTTACTTTCATCCTAGAGGCAACGAGATAAAATGCCTTTCACCAATTATACAAATTTAGATTTTGATCAGATAAAATCTTCAATTAAAGATTATCTAAGAGCAAATAGTAACTTCACTGATTTTGATTTTGAAGGATCTAATTTTTCAGTTTTAATTGATACACTAGCATACAATACTTACATTAATGCATTTAACTCAAACTTAGCTGTTAATGAAGTATTTTTAGATTCTGCAACTCTTCGTGAAAATGTAGTTTCTCTTGCAAGAAACATTGGATATGTTCCAAGGTCTAGAAAGTGCTCAACTGCGGTAGTGTCATTTAATGTTGAGACTACAAGTGAAATCTCTACACTTGCACTTCAACCAGAATTAGTTTGTATAGGATCAGTAGATAATAGTTCTTATATATTTTCAATACCAGAAGAAATTACTCGAACTGTAAGCAATGGTATTGCATCATTTAATAATATTCAAATTTATCAAGGAAGGTTTTTAAGTTTATCTTTTACTGTAAACCGTTCTTTAGATCAAAGATTTATAATTCCAAATCCATATGTAGACACCAGTACAATTAGAGTGTATGTAAGAGGAGTTAGTGAAACTGGTATTGGTAAAAAATATTCTTTAGTTGATAATATTATAACAGTAGATAGTAAATCAGAAATATTTTTAATTCAGGAAGTTAAAGATGAGAAATATGAACTTTTGTTTGGTGATGGAGTTTTTGGTAAAAAACTTGAAAATGGTAGTGTAATTACAGTAAATTATATTGTAACTGATGGTAGAGATGGTAATGGTGCATCAGAATTTTCATTTGCAGGATCAATCAAAAATTCAAATGGTGCTCTTATCGCTCCATCAAATACTGTAACAGTTACTACAAGTCAATCATCAAGAAATGGATCAAATACAGAGTCAGTTGATTCTATTCGTTATTTTGCACCAAGGTTATATTCTTCACAATACAGAGCAGTAACTGCTGGTGATTATGAATCAATTATAAAAAATATTATATACCCAAATGCAGAAGTTGTGAGTGTGGTTGGTGGAGAAGATTTAGAACCTCCAGAATATGGATCTGTAACAATATCAATTAAACCTAAAGATGGTTTGTATGTTTCACGATTCGATAAAGAATTAATATTATCAAAATTGAAACAGTATACAATTACTGGTATAAATCAAAAAATTACAGATATTAAAGTTCTTTATATTGAATTAGATTCATATGTTTATTATAATACTTCAAATTCTCCTGGTGTAGAAAGTTTAAAAACAAAAGTAGAAAATTCTTTAATTACTTATTCAAATTCTTTAGATATAAACAAATTTGGTGGACGATTTAAGTATAGTAAATTATTGCAGATTATTGATAATACTGATGTTTCAATTACATCAAATATTACTAAGATTACAATTAGAAGAAATTTAAATGTACTGTTAAATCAATTTGCAGAATATGAATTATGTTATGGAAATAAATTTCATGTAAACTCTGAAGGAGCAAATATAAAATCTACAGGATTTAAAATACCATCAGAACCTGGGTTTGTATATTTAACTGATAAACCAAACAAAGATAAAATTACTGGTACTCTCGCAATAATTAAATTATCACAAAATCCCTCACAATCTCCAACTACAATTATAAGTTCTGCTGGAGTGGTTGATTATCAAACTGGTGAAATAAGATTAAATGGAATTAATATCATCGGAACGGAATTGCCAAATAGTGTTGTTGAGATACAAGCATATCCAGAATCTAATGATGTAATAGCTCTTAAAGATTTATATCTTTCTTTAGATATTTCAAAAAGTAAAATAAATATGAATAAAGATGTAATATCTTCTGGAGAAAATACCTCTGGCGTTTTATTCGCCAGAGATTATTATCAATCAAGTTACTCTAACGGAATTTTAATTAGAAAATAATATGGTACAATCAAACTTTGAATCCAAGGTAAGAATTCAAGAAATTATTGATAATCAAATACCAGAATTTATATTAGAAGAAAATCCAAAATTTTCTGAATTTTTGAAGCAGTATTATATTTCTCAAGAATATCAGGGTGGAAGTGTAGACCTTGTTGAGAATTTAGTAGAGTACTTAAAATTAGATAATTTAACTCCAGAAGTAATTTCGGGTGATACAAAATTAACAAAAGAAGTAGTAAAATCTTCTACTGAAATTTATGTCGATAGTACAAAGGGATTTCCTAAATCGTATGGTTTGTTGCAAATTGGTGATGAAATCATCACATATAAAAACATAGAGCAGAATCAAATCTCCGGAAGTTGTAATGTTTCTATTGGATCTACAATTGCATATACGTCTGGAATTAGTTCTTCTTTGTATATAGGAAGACCCTTTGTTATTAATTCCTTAAATGTTAGTCCAACCATAGTATCTGTAGCATCTACATTTGTTGTTTTATCAGATGTCGTTGTAAAAAACAGTAACGTTAGTGGTTATTCTTCTATTGGTGCATATAATTTTAATATTGATAGTCCAGAGTTTACTGATTGTAGTAGAGGATTTAGTGGAATAGAGTCCTATGATAGCAAATTAGTCTTTAGTACTACAAAGGCATCTTCTCACGTAAAAAGTTCTAAAGTTATTAATTTAAGTGTATTATTTTTACAAAAATTTTATGAAAAAATAAAGTTTACTTTTTTACCAGGTTTGGAAAAAGTAGATCTATACGAATCATTAAATGTAAATAACTTTATTAAAAATTCTAAGTCTTTCTATCAAGCAAAGGGAAGTAAAGAGTCTTTTAGGATTTTATTTAATGCTTTATATGGAATAGAACCGACTGTAATTGATCTTGAAACATTTTTATTCAAATCTTCTGCAGCAATTTATAGAAGAAGAAAAGAACTACTGTTTGAAAATTTATCTACAAATAGAAATCCTTTACTACTAACCGGATATCAAGTAACCAAAAATAATAATTCTAACGTATTTGGTTCAGTATCTGAAGCGGAGATATTCACTAGAAATAATAAGACTTATTATAAATTTTATATATTTTTAGGATATGATGATTCAAATTCCGAAAATAGTGGAGAATTTGAGATTACTCCATCCTCTAAAGTTGTAGAAAAAATATCTGCAGAAGATAATGCAACAGTTATTACTGTTGATTCTACCATTGGATTTGGTAATTCTGGTAGTATATTTTGTAATGGAGTTGAGATTTTTTACACCGATAAAAGTATTAATCAATTCTTTGGGTGTTATACGAGCACCAACAATTATATTGATGCAAATATAGAAAAAACATCATTAGTATATTCTAATGATACTTACTTTGGTTATGAAAATGGTGACAAAACTAAAAAAGTTAATCTTCGTCTCTTAGGTGTAGTTAATGATATTGAAATTAAAAATGAAAATGAATCAGATTATATTTTTTCTGAAGGAGACAAAATATACATAAAAAATCTGGGTAATTTAATTAAAAATCCCCCATCAAATAAAAGTAATTTACAAGTAATTGCAAACAGTTTTATTTACAATACTAGTTCTAGGTATGAACTTAGTCAATTTAATGTAAATTCCAGAACAGCATTTACTTTAAGTGAAATTGATGACTCATCTTTAAAAGAAGGTGATTATGTAGAATTTTTAGAAAGAAATACAGAAATACTTGAAAGTGATTTAAGTAATGTAATAGTAACTTCAATAAACAGAGAAACTGGAGAAATAGAGTTTAATTCAAACTTAGGATCATTAAATCCTTTAAAAGATTATGATATTAGAAGAAAGTTAAAAACTTCTTCAAGTTCTGTAGTTCCTTTAAAATATGAAAATATTACTTGCGATGTAACAAATGTATATTCTGAAAATGATCAAAATTTGTATATTGCTTCAAACTCATTACCTTCTTATCAGATAACTAAAAATTTATTTTCATATAATGCTTCTTCTTTAGTTAATTTTAATACCACCGAAGAGAAATATACTTCAGTAAGATTTAATAGTGAAGTATCTTTTTTAAGTGGTGATAGAGTATATTATTCATATTCAAATGCTCCAATATCTGGACTTTCGGAAGGTTTATATTATGTTACAGTATCTTCTGATAAAAAAGAACTTAAATTATTTGTCTCAAAATCATTTATTTCTATAGATAAATTTGTTTATTTAGAGTCTATTCCTAGTGGAACACATACATTTACTTTATCATCACAAAAAACCCTTGATAGTGCAATATATCCTCAAAAGTTATTAAAGAAAATTGAATCTAATGTAGATACATTTTATGATGGTAAAGATCCTATTGGAACAGAAACTATTGGTGTTCTTGTAAATGGTGTTGAAATTTTTAGTCCAAAATCAAATGATAAAATTTACTATGGGCCTTTAGAATCAGTTCAAGTTATAAATCGTGGAGAAAGTTATGATGTAATTAATCCACCAATATTAGAATTATCATCTGGAAATGCAAAATTACAACCAGTTGTTCAAGGTTCTATTGAAAAAGTACACATAGACCCTCAGGAGTTTAATATTGAAAGACCTATAACCCTATCAGTCTCTGGTGGAAATGGTAAAGGTACAATTTTATCTCCTATAACTAAATTAAAGAGTAGGGAAGTATTTTTTGATGCAAGAATTATAGAAGAAGGTGGTGGGTTAAGCATAACATCAGAAACTATTACATTTTTAACAGATCATAATTTTTTTGATGGGCAAAAAGTAATCTATGATATTGACAATATTAATAATCAAAAAATTGGAATAGGTTTATTTCAAGGATCTAATAATGATAGTGGAAGATATTTGGGAAATAATTCTGTTTTTTATACAAAAGTAATCAATTCAAAAACTATACAAATTTATCCAACTTATGGTGACTATGTATCAGGAATAAACACTGTTGGATTTACAACAATAGGAAATTTTGGTATCCATAAGTTTAAAACAGAACCTAAAAAGGTTTTAGATTCTATTAAGATTATAGATGGTGGAAGTGGATTTACCAATAGAAAATTAATAGTAAAACCATCTGGAATATCAACTTACAATCATACAGTTAATTTTAATGATCATGGATTTTTGAGTGGAGAATTGGTTACCTATGATTTTGAAACAACCTCAATTTCTGGGTTATCTACAACAAATCAATATTATGTTTTAAAAGTAGATAAAGACTCTTTTAGACTTTGTAATGCTGGTATTGCTGGTACTGATAATCAACATTATTTACGTCAGAATTATATTAAATTTTTATCTACAGGATCTGGTTATCAATACTTTAATTATCCAAATATAACTGTAGATGTTTCATATACTTTAGCGGATGGTCAAACAATTAAATCAATTACAGCCACTCCTGTAGTAAAAGGATCAATAATCCAAACCTATCTTTATGAAAAAGGATCTAGCTATGGATCAAATATATTAAACTTGGAAAATGTGCCTGATGTAAAAATATTAGAAGGTGAATTTGCACAACTTACACCTGTAATTTTTGCGGGAAGAATAGTAGATGTTTTAGTTTCATATTATGGTTCAGATTATTATTCTGTACCAGATATAATTGTTGAAAGTAAAAGTGGATCTGGAGCAATATTTAGGGCTAATATTAATAGAACAAATGGTAGATTAGAATCTGTAACTATTTTAAGTGAGGGATATAATTATAATCTAGATGATACTACTTTAAAAGTAGTATCTACAGGAAAAAATGCAGTATTTTTTCCAAAGATCAGGGAATTAACTTTAGATAATTGCTATAAGTACGGTACTCAATATCAAAGTTATAGAGATCAATCGTATGAAATTTTATACAGGTCAAAAAATAATACTCTTCAATATGCAGTAACAGGTTATTCTGAATTATTAAGATCACTATTTAATGAATCTACTGGAAGACATTCTCCTATAATAGGTTGGTCTTATGATGGTATCCCGATTTATGGTCCTTTCGGATACTCAGATCCAGAAAACTCCGGATCACAAATAAAACTTATGCAATCTGGTTATTCTTTATTTGAAGTTGAAAATAGAGTTAGCACTACAGATTTTCCTCTAGGTTATTTTATTGATGATTATAAATTTACAAATTCTGGGGATCTTGATGAATATAATGGGAGATTTTGTAAAACACCAGAATATCCAAATGGAACTTATGCGTATTTTGCAACAGCAGAATTAAATCCAGAAAATAATTATATTGGCGTATTTCCGTATTTTATTGGAAAATATTATAGATCAAAATTAATATCAGAAAATGTAAATCCTAATTTGAATCAAAAATTTGATTTTAATAGTTCAAATTTATTAAGAAATACTTTACCATATAAGTCTGGACAAAAATATGGAAGAAATGACTTTATACCAAACTATTTTGGGCAAATATGTCAAGTAGATTCAACATTTTCTGGAAATGTTGAACAAATAAAAGTAACAAATGGGGGAAATAATTATAAAGTTGGTGATTTACTATATTTTAACAATAACAAAACTTCTGGTTATGGATTAGAGTGTTCTGTAGAATCTATAAAAGGTAAAAAGGTATCTAACATACATTCAACAGTTAAAGTATATGAAAATGCTAAATTTTACACAAATTCTACTAATGAATTTTATGTAAAGTACTCACCCAATTTTGATATTAAAGATAATTCAAAAGTAACTATAACAGGATTATCATCATCTTTTGCAGATTTAAATGGTCAGCACAATGTTTTTATTGAAGAGTTTAACACTAAATTAATTAATAATATTCCATTTGGTGCTCCAGGAATAGTAACTGATTTATACTTACAAGATTTTCCAAAAAGGGTTTCTATTGGAAGTTCTATTAAAATAGTTGGAGCAGAGTATGATCAATATTTTAAAATATTAAATTATTTTGACGATATTGATGTTTTGAGAGTTGTAAGAACTTCATCATCTGGTTTAAGTACCGCCAATTCTACGATATCATTTTTACCAGACATATTGAGAATAAAGGCAAAATCTAGTAGTACGACACAATTAGAAAACTATTTAAGATATTTTAACCCAAATAATTCGATAGGTATTGGAACTTGGTCCGGAACTTTTACTAGTAAATCTTTTTATAATGGTTCAGAACTAGTAACTATTTCAATACCATCTCAGTCTATATATTTACCTGATCATGGTTTTAGAACGAATCAAAAAGTAATTTTAAAGAGACCAAGTGGGACAACAGCAATTCAGGTTAGTAATGATGGAAATACTTCATTCCAGATTTTATCTGGAGGAGAAACAGAAAGAGAATTATACATAATTAACAAATCCAAAGATTATATTGGTATAGTTACATCAGTTAATTTAACAAACACTAATGGTTTATATTTTACTGGTGCAGTAGGTTCTAACAATTACCAGTATTCGTTTGAATCAGTATTTGATGAAGTTTTATGTAATATTGTTGATGTTAAGAGTACTGTCTCTGTTTCTACAATTCATAATTTATCTTTAAATGATGTTGTAGATATCAATGTTAAACCTAACAAGAGTGTTGGTGTCGGTGGATCTTCATTTATCAATTTAAAATATATTGAAGATATAAAATCAATTACTACAAAATTATTATCATTTACTCCAACTGAAGTAAATTTATCAACTCATAAAATAAATTTGACTGATCACAATTTATCTACTGGTGATAAGGTTTATTATATTTCAACTTCTGTAATTGGTGGATTAAGTACTGGAACATATTATGTACATAAAATAGATGCTAATAATATTCACTTATGCGAAACTTATATAGATTCTACTTCATTACCACCAAGTTTTATTAAGTTTACTTCAGTTGGAATTGGAACACAGCAATTCAATTTAGTTCAACCTAAAATAAATGTTATAAGAAATAATGATTTAGTTTTTAATGTATCTGATTCATCTTTAGAAGGGTATCAATTTAAATTATACACAAATTCAGATTTAACAAAAGAGTTTGTTTCTATAGCGTCTACTGGTGTGTTTTCTCTAGTTGGATTTAACACTATAGGAATCAGTTCAGATGCTTCAATAACTTTAAAATATTCAAATAATTATCCCAAAAAACTGTACTATACTTTAGAAAAAAATAATGAATTGGTAGAATTAAAAGACACTGTTATAAATTCATCTGAGATTAGTTTTATTGATAGTTTTTATTCTGGAAGATATAATATTTTTAATGTTACAAATACAACATTTGATATCAATCTGAAAGACGTTCCAGAAGAATCTTTTTACGATTTTATCGATTGTGATGTTTTAACTTATTCTACAAACTCTTTGTCTGCATCTGGAGAAGTAGATAAAGTAAAAATAATTAGTTCAGGTGTTAATTATAAAGATATTCCTAGTTACACATCATCTTCTTTAACAAATGGTAGAGGATTAAATATTATACCATCATCAAATAATATTGGAAAAATTAATGATATAACAATAAAAAATAGTGGATTTGAATATTCTAATGACAAAACGTTATCACCAAAAGCAGATATATCTAAAAATATAAAGATAACTAAATCTAGCACTTTAACTAGAGTAAATGTAATTGATGGTGGAAAAAAATATCCATCAGCACCAAATTTAGTTGTTGTTGATTCCGATACTGGTAAAAAAATAGATAGTGGTCTTCTCAGAGCATCTATGTCTGGAGGGGGACTTGGGAACTCTAACATAGAAAGAGTTGTAATTGAAATACCAGTAAACGGATTACCTTCCACTCCAGTAACTATAAAGGCAGTTGACAATTCAAACGGAATTATTATTGATAGAGTCGAATCATCAAGATCGGGAATACTTACATGTTTAATAAAAACTCCTATTTTGGGATTTGTTGATGATCCATTTGAAATTAATGATGAAGTATTTGTTGAAAATATTGAAATAGTTCAAAATAGTGGAATAGGTTTTGATTCCGAAAATCATGGTTACCAATTCTTTAAAGTAATTGATTATACTTCTGGTTCTAATCCCGGAAGAATAGTAATACAAATACCACAACTATATGGTGATCCTGGCATAGCAGTAACATTCCAAATTAATAGTTTTGCATCAATAGTTAAAAAATTAAACTATCCAATTTTTAGTGTAGATCAAGATTATAGTTTATTTGAATTAGGTGAGCAGATAGCAGTTGTTTCAGATCCAGAAAATGTTATTGTTACAGATTTAATCGTTGAAAAATCCAGAGAAAATTATTTAAAACTCTCTGGAGATTATGAATTGATTATTGGTGATGTAATAAAAGGATTTTCTAGTGGTTACTTAGCTACTGTAGAAAACATATCGGTTTCTAATGGTATTTTTATGGTAGGTGCAGAAAATACTAAGTCTTTAGATTGGGATGATGAAACTGGAAAAACTAGTAACGATTCTCAGTTTTTAGCAGATAATGATTACTATCAAAATTTATCATACACAATAAAAAGTGAAAAAACTTGGGATGAAATATCCTCCATAGTTAATTCAATGGTACACCCAATTGGAACTAAAAACTTTGCAGATACTCAAATCTCATCATCAACTTCAGGAATAGTTTCTACAGGATTAGTACCAAGTTCTCAATTAGATTCTATACAATCATTCATTTCACAGTCTAGAACTGATATAATTAAGAATTTAGACTTTGTTAAAGATTATGATACAATTTCAAATGTATCAAAAATTATCAGATTTAAAAATATAAAATTAACTGATTATGTTGAAGCAATATCAAATAGAGTTTTACAAATAGATGATATAAGTGAAGAGTTTTCTAGCACTGATGATAACGATCAACGATTAAATCAAATTATACTTGCACTTCCGAAAGATCAATCATATGGTAAGTTTTTAATTCAAATAAAGTCTACTAATCAAAATTTAGTAGAAAAAGGCATAAATCAAGTACAATTTACAGAAATTATATCCTTAAAAAATAACAATGATGCATTTTTCTTAGAAAAAAACACAATAAGTAATCTGTATGGTATAGGTAGTGATTCAAATGTATTTGGAACAAAAATTGCAGACATAACACCAGTTGTGGATGATGTTAAAAATTATTATTTCTTATTTACTCCAACTAATCCATATGATATTGATTATGAAATAAAAATACTTGGAAGTAGATTTTTAACCACTTTAGATTCAAATTCTTCCTTAACAGTAGGATCTTCGGACATATTTAACACCGTAAACGTAGTATCTCCACAAGAGTCCGAAGATATTTTATCATTAAATTCTTCAAAATATACTTCGTTTTATTCACAAATTCATGTGTTAAATAGAACTACTTTTGAGATGAATTATGTTGAGGTTTACACAACTTATGATGGAAATAATGTTTATTATAGTGATTATTATTTTGATGGGACAGAAAAAAATGATTTTAGTTATGGATTTATAGGTTCTTTTGGACTATCTGTAAGTGGAGGATTAATAAAATTAAATTATTACAATGAAAATAATAATGATGATATAACATTAAGAGCAAAGACTATTTGCTTTAATAATTCATCTTCAGGAATAGGAACATATAGATTTAAATCTACAAGACAAGCAGATGGTAGTGAGAGAACTGTAATATTAGAATCCGGAACATCTACAGTTTCAACATCTTCTTCTATTTTTTCTTATGATAGTGAATTATTCTCTAGTATAAAATCTCTTGTTAAAGTCAGCATTGGAAATACAAGTTCAATACATCAATTAATGACTATACATGATGATAATAATTCTATTATCACAGAATATCCTATTTTGTTAGTTGGAAATAATTTGGGAATAGGAACTTTTAGTTCTTTTGTAGATGAAAATAAATTTGAAGTTATATTTACTCCTAATATTGAATTTAACGGTAAATCAATTAAGGTACAATATTACAATGAGGTATTTTATACATTTTTAGATGAAATTAATACTCCTCAACCACTTTCATTAACACCATTATATGAAAACTTAAATATTGCAAAATATTTTGGTTTAAATTCAAATAATATCAATAGACTAAACTTTAAATTAAGATACAGAAATGTTCCAATATTTGCCAAAACATTTGATCCATTTGATGTAGAAGTTTTAAATCCATCTACTGGAGTCTTTACAATAGATAATCATTTCTTTAGTACTGGTGAAAGGTTAATTTATAAACCAAAATCAACATTTATTGGTTTGGGACAAAGTGCGATGGGTATTCCATCTGGATCAGTTACAGATATCGGTATTTCTACAAATAGATTACCCTCTAGTGTTTATGCTATCAAACTATCAAATAATCAATTCCAAATAGCATTGACACAATCTAATGCAAATTCTGGAGTTGCAATTACATTTACTTATCTTGGTGAAGGTAATGCACATATGTTTGAAATGCATAAAAAGAATGAAAAGTCTTTAATTACAATTAATAATCTGGCACAATATCCATTAACTTTTACTGGTATAGCACATTCTTTATTTGAAAACGGTGGTCAAATTGGTGCTGGAGTTACTTTCTTTACTTTAAGTGGTATTAGTTCTATTAAACCAACAGATTTATTAAAAATTGATGATGAATACATGAGTGTTGTCAATGTTGGTATTGGAACTAGTAGTTCTGGGCCTATATTATTCTTTACAGGTAATAAAAATATTGTTGAAGTTGAGAGAGGATTTGTTGGTTCTTCAGCAACATCTCATTTAGATAATTCTAAAGTTCAAGTTTATAGAGGTTCTTATAATATTTCTGAAGATCAAATATATTTTACTCAACCACCTAGAGGAAATATATTTGATTTAGTCCAAAAAGATGAAAGAAATTTAGAAAGATCTAGAGCAAGTTTTAGTGGAAGAGTGTTCTTAAGACAAGATTATTCTACAAATGTTATTTTTGATGATATTTCTTCACAATTTACTGGTATAGGTGAAACTTTCTTACTAAAGTCTCAAGGAATAAACACTGTAGGTTTAGGAACAACATCGGGAAATGGAATATTATTCATCAATGGAATATATCAGACTCCATTCACACAAAATGTAACTGATTTTAATTTTAGAATAATTCAGAATCCATCTTCTGGTATTAGTAGTGTTGTATTTACTGGAATAAGAAATGATAATAATGAAATTACAATTTCAGAATCTGATGTAAATCAAAATCAATTGCCAAGAGGTGGAATTATTGTATCTTTAGGATCAACAGCAGGTCTTGGATATGCACCATTAGTTGGAGCAAAAGTAAGAGCAATCTTGGGTGTCAATGGTTCTATTACTGGTGTAGTTGGGATAGCAACAACAGGAAGTCCAGTAGCATTTACTACAGTTTCATATAATAATCAAACAGGGGTCTTAAATGTTTTTGCACCATCAACTTATAATCTTATTGGTGCAAATCAGGTAAAAATAGTTGGATTGGCATTTACATGTCCGTCAAATCCTGGCATTGTTTCTTATTTCCCAAGTCACAATGAATCTTTAAATATTATTGGAATTGGAACGACATCATTCTCTGTTCAAGTTGGTACAAGCACATTACCACATTATTATGTTGGATATGGGACAATATACCCATGGTATGAAGAGTTAAATTTTGGATCAGGATATAGGGAACCAATTTCAGTAGCAGTGACCGAATCTGGACATACTGGGAGTGCTGCAACAATAACTGCTACCGTTGGGGCAGGTGGCACTCTATCGTTTGTTGTAGGGGCAGGTGGAACGGGATACAGTAATCCAATAATTCAAATATCACCACCAAGTTATGAAAACTTACCAATTATTGGTGTTTCTCGACTTGGAATTGGTGAAACTACTGACACTGGAATTGGTATGTTAATGAATGTTGAAGTAGGATCAGCAGTTGGTATTGATACTTTAGGTAATGTTGGGATTGGTTCCACTCTTTTCCAGGTATCTTCTTTTAAAATTACAAGACCTGGATATAACTTTAAAAGAGGTGACATCTTTAGACCAGTTGGATTAGTAACTGCAAAAGGTCTAACAAAACCAATACAAGAATTTAGACTTACGGTACTAGAAACATACAACGATAATTTTGCTGCTTGGCAATTTGGAGAACTTAACTTGATAGATTCTATAAAAAGATTTCAGGATGGTTCTAGACTAAATTATCCATTATATTATGATGGTGAACTTCTAAGTTTCCAAACAAACGTTGATAATCCAGATTCCCAATTTATAGATTTTGATTCTTTATTAGTTATTTTTGTGAATGGGATACTTCAAGAACCAAAAATTGCATATGAATTTAATGGTGGATCTGCAGTTAGATTTTTAACGGCACCAAAAGTTGATGATAATATTGAAATTTATTTTTATGTTGGAACAAGAGGAGTAGACTCTAAGCAAGTTAATGTAGAACCAATACTACAAGTTGGAGATACAGTTCAAATTTACAGTAATAATGGAAACTTAGAAAATACGGTTACTCAAAATACAAGAATTGTTTTTGATTTAATTTCATCAGATTTGATGGAAACTAATCTTTATTCTGAGCAAGGAGTGGATGAACAAAATGAAAAACCATTGTATTGGATTAAACAAAAAGAAGACCTTATTATTAATGATATTACATATTCAAAGGCAAGAGATTCTTTAGAACCACAAGTTTACCCAACTGGAAAAATTATAAAAGATTTTTCAACAACAGATAGTGCGATATTTGTCGATAATGCAAGTTTCTTTGACTATGAACAAGAACTACCAACAGAAAAAATTGACCTCTTAATTATTCCGTCAAATGAATCCATAGAGGTTGGTATCTTAACTGCTGTAGTTTCTGCATCTGGAACTATTCAATCATTGTCAATAGTAAATGGTGGAATTGGTTATACTGGATCTGGTGTAGATGTAAAAATATCAAATCCATATTATGGAATTGGTGTTGGAGTTGGAACAACTGCAACGGCGTCTCTTACAATATCTGGCGGATCTATAACTAGCACATCTATAATTAATCCTGGATTTGGATATACTAATACAAATCCACCACAAGTTATAGTAGAATATCCCACAATTGAGTACGAAGAGTGTCTCGATGCAAATGTTGTTGATGGATTTGATGGAGTAATTACTGGTATTGGAACAACATCAGGAATAGGTGTTAATTTGGCTCTAAAATTTAAGTTATTTAAATCTGATGAAGTTTATTCTGATTTATCAGTTGGTTATCCAATTTATATTTTCAATACTAACGTTGGTACTGGATTGACAACTATTGATCAAAATGAAAATGATATTGTTGGAGTATCGACATCAACCTTGGACAATATTTATTATGTACATGGAATTGATACCATTACTGGCATTATTACGTGTAACATATCAAATAACACAAACATTGTTGGTATTGCAACTACTGGTACAGTAGCAAGTCCTGTAGGTAAATTCTCTTGGGGTAGAATAAGTGGATTTAGTCGTTCATCCAATCCAGTTTCTATTGGTGTAAGTGGATATAAAGTAAATTCAGGGTTATCATCATATCCTACAGTTCAAAGAAGAGGTTATGGACTAAGAAGTACTGGTGCTCTTAAAAAAGATTTAACAACATAATATAAATAATAAAAAAAACGGGTTAATATGCCAGCCTTTGTTACAGACCAATTTAGAATTTTAAATACAAATAATTTTATTAATTCTATAGATACTGCAACTGATAATTATTATGTTTTTGTTGGACTGCCAAATCCAGATCAAAATGGATTTGGTAGAAATGTAAGTTGGGATAGTCCAGATATTATTGGAGATCCAGTTTTACCAAACCCAACTGATAATTTTGATTACCTTCCACACTACGGTGACACTATTTTATATGGAAAAAAAGTAACATCTCAAAATATTAGAAGATGTGTAAGGAAGATTGAATGGACACAAGGTGTAAAGTATGACATGTATCGACATGATTATAGTGTCACTAATCCTTCCGGAGTTACTAATAGGGCAAGATTATATGATTCAAATTATTATGTAATTAATAGTCAATATCAGGTATATATTTGTATATCTAATGGTTCAAGTGGAATTAACACAACTGGAAATCAATCTCAAGATGAACCATTATTTACTGATTTAGAACCATCGAGAGCAGGAAATAGTGGAGATGGATATATATGGAAATATTTGTTTACTGTACCACCAACAGATATTATCAAATTTGATTCTACAGAATTTATACCAATACCAAACGATTGGGAGACTTCAACACTATCTCAAATAAAATCTGTCAGAGAAAATGGAGATTCTACTCTTAATAATAATCAAATTAAATTTGTATATATCGAAAATCAAGGAAGTAACTACACTACAGGTGAGGTAAATATTTTAGGTGATGGAACGGGTGCAAGAGTTTATGTTGAAGCAAATGAAGATGGGCAAATAATAAAAACCACAGTTACTGCTGGTGGGAGTGGATATACATATGGAATTGTTGACCTTGGACCACTTCAAACTTTAGACACTATAGCATTTCCGGCAAAGTTAATACCAATAATTCCACCTTCAAGAGGTCATGGATATGATTTGTATCGTGAAATGGGTTCTGATAAGGTTTTAATTTACTCTAGATTTGATGATTCATCAAAAGACTTTCCCGTAGACACAAAGTTTGCACAAATAGGAATATTAAAAAATCCAACAAGATTTATATCTACAGAATCTTATACATCAGATAGATTTTCTGGATTAGCATCTTTGAAAGTCATAAGATCTGGTAACACTTTACCAACAATAGGTGAAAAAATAGAACAAACTCTGTCTGGTGGAGAAAAAGCAGTTGGTTATGTTGCTTCTTACGATAGAGACACTAATGTTTTAAAATATTTTAAAGATAGATCTCTTTATTATAATCAATCTTCATATGATCAAACAGATTATGTTGGTATTTCTTCTTCAGGAAATGCCTCATTAGATTTTAGCAATTCTGGAGGATCTATTAGCGGAGTTGAAAGTGGATTTTTATGTTCGATAGATTCATCATTTAATGCATCAACATTAACTGTTCAAAATAGAATAATCAACCTAGATGTATCTTTCACATCAGGTATAGCAAATCCCGAAATAAATAAAACATCTGGAGATATTATCTACATTGATAATAGACCTTTAATACAGAGAAACTCTAGGCAAAAAGAAGACATCAAAATTATTCTAGAATTTTAAAAATGGCACAAAAAACTAATCTTAATGTCAATCCATATTTTGATGATTTTGATTCAACAAAGAATTTTTATAAAGTTCTTTTCAATCCAGCAAAACCAGTACAGTCTAGAGAGTTAAATACTATACAATCTATTCTTCAAAACCAAATAGAGTCTTTTGGAAGTCATATCTTCAAAGAAGGTTCTATGGTTATACCTGGTGGAGTATCCTATGATTCAGAATATTGTGCCGTAAAATTAAATTCTACTTCTTTTGGTATAGACATTTCATTGTATATTGAAAAATATGTCGGACAAATTATTAGGGGAGAAGTTTCTGGGATATCTGCAGTAATAAAAGAAGTAGTTTTTCCAAATAGTAGTGGTGTAGAAACTATAACTCTTTATGTAAAATACTTAGAGTCAAATAACAGTTTTAATCAGTCATTCTTTTTAGATGGTGAATCTTTATTATCTACAGAAGCAATATCTTATGGAATTAATAATACAGTAATATCTGACGGAACTCCCTTTGCTTCATTAATATCTGAGAATGCAACAGCAACGGGATCTTCAGTTTCTATTGATAATGGTGTTTATTTTGTTAGAGGAACTTTTGTAAATGTAAATAAACATACATTAATTCTGGATTATTACAATAATATTTCTTCTTATAGAATAGGTCTAAGAGTATCTGAAACCATCATAACAACAAAAGATGATGAGACACTTTTTGATAATGCAAAAGGTTTCACAAATTTTGCATCCCCAGGAGCAGACAGATTTAAAATAGATTTGTCTCTGACAAAAAAACCTTTAACAGATATTAATGACACAGATTTTATAGAATTATTAAGAGTTGAAAATGGTTTTCTTAAAAAGATCGAAAATAAAACAGATTATAATTTAATAAAAGATTACATTGCACAAAGAACTTATGATGAATCTGGAAATTATACAGTTACACCATTTACAATTTCTGTAAACAATTCTTTAAACAATTTACTTGGAAATAATGGAATTTATTTTGATGGAGATTTAACAACTGCAGGAAATACTCCTTCTGATGATTTAATGTGTGTAAGTGTAAGTCCGGGTAAGGCTTATGTAAAAGGTTATGATGTTGAAAAAACTAATACAACTATTTTAGATGTTGAAAAACCAAGAGATACACAAACAGTTACTGGTGCTTTAGTCCCATTTAAGATGGGAAATATTTTAAGAATTAACAATATCTATGGTGCGCCAACTAACAAATCAACAGTATATTTTTATAGTAAAAGAAGAAATGGTGCTACTTCATCTCCAAATGGAGTCGAATTAGGATCTGCAAGAGTTTATCTATGTAAACTTACTGATGCAGCGTATGACGGTGCTAAAACCAAATGGGATTTGTATCTTTATGATATACAATTTTACACTCATTTAACTTTAAATAATTCTTTAACTGCAACTCAATTACCAGCAACATCTATTATTAAAGGAAATAGTAGTGGTGCAACTGGTTATGTTGTATCTGCAGGTACTAGCGGAAATTTAGCAATTATAAGACAAACATCTGGTGTATTTTTACCTAATGAAAATATTACCATAAATGGTACAACACTGACATCTAGAACTATTTTAAATGTAAAATCTTACACTTCTTCTGACATTAAATCTGTTTATTCTTCAGGTAGTCCTGCATTTTTAGCAGATTCTGTTTTAGACTCATTTATTCCATCTGGATTTAGTGGACAAGATCAAATCACTATAGGATCAGATGGGGTAGTAAGAACTACAAATAAACCATTTAGTGGTATATCTACCGATACCATTGTAAAATATTCTAGACCAGGATTTAGTACAGAAACATACAATAGCGTTACTAGTGTTGCTTCAGATGGAACAACATTTACCTTATCTGGAATATCATCAGTAACAAATGTTAATGATGGTGGTGTTACAAGTTCCAGTCTACAATCTAGATTTTTAGTTGGAAACTCAGTATTAAGAGATCAAAGTTCTGGGTATCTATATTCAGTCTTACCAAACACTAATATTTCTAGTATAGATCTTAATAATTCTCAGTTAACATTTTCAGCACAATCTACATCCTCAAATGTAATATCTGGAGGATCTTTAACTTTATCAACTGGTGATTTTAATTTACCTGGAAATTCTGGATCAATAAAATTTGATACTTTTGATGCAGAAAAATATTCCATACACTATAGTGATGGAACTACTGAAACAATAACAGATGATCAAGTAACTTTTAATGCAGAGTATACACAAATTACTTTTAATGGAATTACAAATGGAAAAACAACATCAATCATAAATGGCACTTTCGTAAAAACTGGGATACAAAGTAAAACAAAAGTTCACAAAAAGAGTACAATACTTAATGTCGAATTATCAAAGTATGAGCAATCTGGATCAAATGCAAATTCTTCAGTTAATGATGGATTAACATTTAATAGATATTATGGATTGAGAGTTCAAGATGAGGAAATATGTTTAAGATATCCTGATGTAATTAGAGTATTAGCAGTATATGAATCACTAGATTCGTCTTTACCAACTTTTGACAAATTAAACTTTTCTTCACTATATGGCATTTCAAGCAACTCTATAGTTGGTGAAAATATAGTTGGAAAGACAAGTAAAGCATTAGCAAGAATTGTAAAGAAAGACTCTTTATATCCAAACAGTGTAGAAATAGTATATTTAAATAATAATAAGTTTCAAGTTGATGAAGAAGTTACTTTTGAAGACTCTAACATAGTCGCTCCAATTTCTTCATTATCTTTTGGACGATTTAAAAATATCACAAATATTTTTAAATTAGATAAAGGTCAAAAAAATCAATATTATGATTATTCAAAACTAATAAGAAATAATAATGAACCAGAACCTAGTAGGAAAATTACTATAGTATTAGATCATTATGACGTTTCTCCAACAGATTCTGGAGATTTGTACAGTATCTTAAGTTACAATCGTGAAAATTATAGTAAGGATATTCCCAATATAGGATTTTTAAACATTAGAGCTTCCGATACTTTAGATTTTAGACCGAGAGTTTCATATTTTAGTAGTTCATCTTCTTCACCGTTTGATTTTTCATCAAGAAATTTTGGAAACACTCCAAAAATAATCTTTACTCCAAATGAATCGAGTTTAATAAATTATGATTTCTATATTGGTAGAATTGATAAAGTATATTTGGATAGTTATGGATCAATAATTGTTGAAAAAGGTATATCTTCGATTAATCCAAAAGAACCTTATAAGTCTGGCGATTTGTTAGAAATTGCATCTATTTCCTTACCACCGTATCTTTATGATACCAGTGACGTTAAAATAACTTTGGTAGATAATAGAAGATACACAATGCGTGATATTGGAAAAATAGAAGATAGAGTTGAAAATTTAGAAATAGTAACTTCTCTCTCTTTACTAGAATTAGATACTCAAACTCTTCAAATACAAGATGCTGATGGATTAAATCGCTTTAAAACAGGATTCTTCGCTGACTCATTCAAAAATGACAACTTTATTGATCTTGGAAACTCTCTCTCAGAAATCTCCGACAATAATGAATTAACTCCATTAATTTCAAAAAATAGTTTAAAAAATCAAATTATCGCGGCATCAAATCCCACTGATTTTGAATTAGATTTATCACAAAATTTCGAATTGTTAGACAATAGAGTTAAAAAAACTGGACAAGTAATTACTTTAGATTATGAAAGTGTAGATTGGATAGAACAACCGTTAGCAACAAGAGTTGAAAATGTAAACCCATTTCATGTTATTCAATATGTTGGAGATGTTAGATTAAATCCTTTTAGAGATACTTGGATAAGAACTGTAGAACTTCCCGATAGAGTTATTACCCATAATAATAGTTTAAACTTAGAAAGTAGAGTTAATACTGAAAGAATTACATTAAACAATGTTAATAATACTACTGGTACAGGATCTGGAGGATTGGGTGTTGGGCAAGTAAGAGATACATGGACTGAATTAAGTTTAAGTGATGGTACTGTATCTCAAGAAACATTTAATTCTTCTGATACTAGTACTTCCACTTCTACAGAAAGATCTTTCATTGAAAGTCAATTTGATATATTCATGAGATCTAGAAATACTGAGTTTTCAGTATCTAATTTAAGATCTTTTACTCAGTACTATTCATTCTTAGATGGAATTTCTTCAATTGATTTTATACCAAAATTAATAGAGGTTACTAGAGATATAGAACTGCAAAATCCTGGAACAGATGGTAGTTTTATTGTTGGTGAAAATATTATAGGTTTTGATAATGGAGTACCAATTATAACATTTAGACTTGCTCAGCCAAACCATAAATTTGGTGCGTTTAATAATCCATCAACTACTTATGATGTAAATCCATATTCAAAGTCAGAAATTTTACCTACTGCATATAGCGAATCTTCGACAGTTTTAAATATTGATACATTTTCACTATCAGAAGAAGCTCAAGGATTATATTCTGGTTATTTAGTTCGTAGAGCGGTATTAATTGGAGAAACTAGTGGTGCTGCAGCATATGTAAAAGACTTAAGATTAATTACAGATAACTATGGTGATTTAATTGGAACATTTTTTATCAGAGATCCAAACGCACTACCTCCACCGATTATAAGAGTTCCTACTGGAAATAAGACTTTTAAATTGTCTTCATCTCCATTAAATGAAAATGGTTTATTGAATGGAACTGATATTTCTTCTGCAGAAACTAATTACTTGTCAGAAGGTACTGTACAAACTTACCAAAATATTATAAGGGTTCATACAATAAATGCTTCATTAACAACAACTAATAATGTAAGGACAAGAACTTTAAATGCAGTAAGAAATGAAAATATATCAACAATAAATCTTCCAGCACCACCTCCACCTGTTATTAATGTAACTCAAAATATAACACAAAATGTAACTCAAAATGTAACTCAAAATATAACAAATATTAATAGAATAATTCAACAACAAAGACATGCCGATCCATTAGCACAAACATTCCTTGTTGGTTCTAGTAGAGGATTAAATTCATTTAATGATGACGTTAATGGTGCATTTTTAACTGCTGTCGATTTATTCTTTGCTAAAAAGGATCAAGGAAATGCTCCTGTTACAGTTCAAATAAGAACTGTTGAATTTGGAACACCTACGTTAACAATAATAGGTGACCCAGTAATTCTCAGACCAAGTGATATTCAAACTTCCACTGATGGATCAGTGGCAACTAAAGTAACCTTCCCATATCCAATATTTTTACCACCAGGATTAGAATATGCAATTGTTATTTTGGCACCTCAAAGTGATCAATATGAATTATGGGTTGCTAGAATGGGTGAAAAAACTAGAAATACACTAAATCTTCCAGATGTTGAAAGTGTAAGATATACTAAACAGTTTGCAATTGGTAGTTTGTTTAAATCTCAAAATGGATCAATATGGACTGATGATCAATATGAAGATCTTAAATTCAAACTATATAAAGCAAAATTCACTGAGTTGAATGGAATAGCATATTTCCAAAATCCAACTTTAAGTAAGAGTAATGGATATGTAAGAAACTTAATAAACAATCCAATTACAACACTACCAAGAAAACTTAAAGTTGGTATAACAACAGTATATAATAGCACAATTGTAGATACAATATTAACTATTGGTAGAAAAGTTGGAGAAACTTCAAAAAATTATGTCTACGGAAATATTGTGGGAACAGGATGTTCAGTATCTAGTGTTGCAATTAGTACTGGTGGTAGAAATTACACTGTTGGAATATCTACGGTAGATACTTTCAATGTTACTGGCAATGGTTCTGGATTAAAATTAAATGTTACTGCTGGATCAAACGGAACAATTCAGTCAGTTTCTGTTAATCAATTTGGAAGTGGATATTCAATTGGGGATGTAGTAGGAATTGTTACTTCAACAATTACTGGAACTGCAAATTTAAGTAAAGGTCAAAATGCATTAATAACAATAACCGGAAACAATAATGCAATTGATACGTTATACCTATCCGATTTTCAAGGAAACACATTTACTAATGGAAGTGCCGAATTAGTTTATTATAATAATTCCGGTACAAGAGTTACTTTAGGATCTACTATCATACAATCTTCTGAGACCTATGGGTCTTATTCGGATGGAAAATATTTTAAAGTTGATCATTTCAATCATGGTATGTATGCTACAAATAATATTGTAGAATTGAGTGGTGTTACTCCAGACACACCTGGAGTAACTTTATCGTCACAACTACTAAGAACAGATTCTATTTTAAATATACCATCTGCTGATAGTTCATATTTTCAAACTTTTGAAGGTAGTACTGTAAGTCCTACTAATCCTGGATATTTAATTATTAATAATGAAATAATCAAATATACTTCCACACAATCATCATCATTGGAAGGGTTAGAAAGAGGTATTGATGGTACTATTGCAATAACTCATCCAGAAAACTCAATTATTCGTAAATATGAATTGAATGGAGTTTCTCTCAGAAGAATTAATAGGACACATAATATTGTAGATTCTAATATTGAGTTAGACAGTTATTACTTAGAAATAGATAGAGGTGGATTAGATGGTGGAGATAATTTTGCCTATGATAGATCTGTTGATGCTTCACCATATCCAATGTTATCGTTTAATAGTGAAAAGAGTGTTGGTGGTGCATTTGCATACGCATCAGAAAATATTGTCTATGATACTGTAATACCGTTCTACAATATTATAATACCTGGTGCTACAACCGAAGTGACTTCTCAGATAAGATCTATTACTGGAACAAGTTCTGGTGGAAATGAAATATCATTTAGAGATCTTGGTTATGAAAATGTTCAAATTAATCAACAAAACAAATTAAATGAACTTAGAATGGTTGCTTCTAAAGTTAATTCTGACGAATATTTAGATGCTTTACCTAGAAATAAATCTTTAGTAACTGCACTAACTTTATCATCAGATAACTATAATCTTTCTCCCATGATTTTCTTGGATGATACATTTACAGAATTCCACAATGCAAGACTGAATAATCCAATGTCAAATTATGTTACTGATGGTAGAGTAAATAGCCTTTTAAATGATCCCCATGCGGCAATTTATGTTTCTAGAACAGTTAGACTTTCTCAACCATCTAATAGTTTGAGAGTATTATTATCTGCTTACAAGCATCCATCTGCTGATTTTAGAGTTTTATATTCATTAATAAAACCAGAATCAAATGAATCTTTACCATCTTTTAATTTATTCCCGGGATATGATAATTTAACAACTGACAATAATTTAGATGGTTATTTTGATGTTATTGATGAAAGTAATAATAGTGGACTATCCGATACTATAGTTCCCAGTAGTTTGGAAAATCAGTTCCTTGAGTATCAATATACGGCAGCAAATGTTGGTCCATTTGTTGGTTTTACTATTAAAATTGTGATGTCTGGTACAAGGCAAGATAAATATCCAAGATTTAAAGACTTAAGGGCGATAGCATTAGCATGATGGAAGATTTAATATCGGTTGAAGGGCACCCAAATCTCTTTAGAGATCAAAAAACGGGTGCCATAGTAAACTGTGATAATGTAGCATATAAACAGTATTTGAACAGTGTTTCAAATAGGATGAATACAAAAAAAGAAATTGAAAATTTGAAAAGTGATGTTGAAGAAATTAAATCTCTATTAAAGGAGTTAATAAATGAAACCAGAAGAAATTGAATTAGGTGATATTAATAAATTGTTTGAGTATGAAAAACATTGTAGAGTAATTGATGAACTAAGTGTAGAAGAGTTAAAAAATTTTTCAAAATTATACTTAAAGTTATATTTAAAGCAACAAGAAGTAGTAGCATTATTTAATTGACATAAATAACTCATAGGCATATTTTTGATGGTAAATGGCATCACCATACGTAGTTAACTTAAGTATTAATACTGGTACATCATTTACACAAACTTTTACTTTAGCCAACGAAAATGGTTCAGCACTTAATCTTTCCAATTATAGTGTTAAGTCACAGTTAAGAAAACATCCCCAAAGTAGTTCTTATGTAAATTTTATTTCTACTGCGGTTTCTCCCCCATCTAGTGGGGTAATAAAAATTGAATTAGATCCAAACTCCACTACTAGTTTAAAACCTGGAAGATATTTGTACGATATTATTATTACAAATGGTGGAACTGGTGAAAAAACAAAAGTTATAGAAGGTTCCGCAATAGTTTCAAAAAGCATAACAAGAGATAGTTAATGTTATGGCAAAACCATCAACAAGACAAGAATTAATTGATTATTGTTTAAGGAGACTAGGAGCTCCAGTTTTAGAAATAAACGTAGATGATGATCAAATAGATGATTTAGTAGATGATGCTTTACAATACTTCAATGAACGTCATTTTGATGGTGTTGAAAGAATGTATTTGAAATATCAAATCACACAAGATGATGTCAACAGAGGAAAAGCAAAAAACACTAGTGGTCCAGGAATAGTAACAACTACTGCTTCATCTGCAGGCAATACTTTTAATTTTTATGAGACATCAAACTATATTCAAGTTCCAGACTCTGTAATTGGTATAGAAAAAGTATTTAAATTTGATACTAGTTCTATTTCTGGTGGAATGTTTAGTATAAAGTATCAGTTATTTTTAAATGATCTTTATTATTTTAATTCTGTAGAATTATTACAATATGCAATGGTAAAAAGTTATCTTGAAGATATTGACTTTTTGCTGACAACTGATAAACAAATAAGATTTAATAAAAGACAAAATAGAATGTATCTGGATATTGACTGGGGAGCACAGTCAGTTGGTAACTTTTTAGTAATAGATTGTTATAGAGTACTAAATCCGAATGATTTTACTAAAGTTTATAATGATAGTTTCTTAAAAAAATATTTAACTTCACTTATTAAAAAGCAATGGGGACAAAATTTAATTAAGTTTAGAGGTGTTAAATTACCAGGTGGAGTAGAATTAAATGGAAGAGAAATGTATGATGATGCACAAAGGGAAATTGATGATTTAATGCAAAAAATGTCTATGGAATATGAACTTCCCCCATACGATTTTATAGGATAATTATGGCATTAAACCCATTTTTTCTTCAAGGATCAGATTCTGAACAACATCTGATTCAACAATTAATAAATGAGCAATTAAAAATTTTTGGTGTTGAAGTATCCTATTTACCCCAAAAATTTATAAAGAAAGAGACAATATTAAGAGAAGTTAGTGCATCAAAATTTGATGATAATTTTTCAATAGAAGCATATGTAAGTAACTTTGACGGATATACTGGTTCTGGAGATATTTTATCAAAATTTGGAATGAATCTAAAAGATGAGTTAACACTTATAATATCAAAAGAAAGATTTGAAGATTTTATTGCTCCATTTCTTTCTGATATGGATCCCGATGAAATAATAATTTCCTCTAGACCAAGAGAAGGTGATTTAATTTATTTCCCTCTTGGTAAAAGATTATTTGAGATAAAATTTGTAGAGCATGAGCAACCATTTTATCAGTTAGGCAAGACTTATGTTTATGAATTAAAATGTGAATTGTTCGAGTATTCAGATAATATTGGTGGATGGGATAATGTAAATACGACAGTTGAAGAAATAGATAGAACTTTAGAAAATCAAGGTTATATTAATACACTTAAATTATTTCCATCTGGTTCGCAAGCAACTGCACAAACTTCAATTGTAAATGGTTACGTTAGAAAAATAACTCTACTCAATGATGGTTATAATTATAAAACAACACCAACTGTAGCAATTAGTAGCGCACCAGCAGGAGGAATAAATGCACAAGCAGTGGCAATTACTTCGTGTATAGGGAATTTTTGTTCGGTTAAAGAAATTTTACTGGTAAATCCTGGAGCAGGATATACAGTAGAACCAACAGTTATAATTTCAAGTACTACAGGAGTTGGAGCAACTGCAAAAGCAGTAATTGAAAAAACATACTCCGGTATTGGAAGTATAACAATTACTAACAGTGGTTCTGGATATGTTACATCACCATCTATAGGATTCTCATCTCCTACAGTTGGATCTGCAATTACTGCTGTGGCAAGAACTATTGTTAATTCTAATGGTCAAATTGGTCAAATATTAATTTCCGATGCGGGTATTGGATACATATCAAATCCATCAATATCTATATCAAACCCACCGTTACTTGTTGGAATTAATACTTATATCTTTAATGAAGTAGTTATTGGAGAAACTTCTGGGGCTAAGAGTAGAGTTAAAACATGGGATAGCACCACAAGTACTTTGAAAGTTGGCACTGTAAATGGAGATTTTATACCTGGGGAAATTATAGTTGGATCAATATCTTCAGCAAGATATCCATTGCAAAAATATCAAGTTTCAGACTTGTATGATAAATATGAACAAAACGACGAGATACAACAAGAGTCAAATTCTATAGTTGACTTTTCAGAATCTAATTTATTCGGTAATTACTAATGCTAGGATCATATTTTTATCATCAAAATATTAGAAAAACAATTATTGCATTTGGCAATCTTTTTAATAATATATCAATAAAACATCAAGATGGTGATGGTAATGATTATAGTGATGTGAGAGTTCCTTTAGCATATGGTCCAACTCAAAAGTTTTTAGCACGTTTAGAACAGCAAGCAGATTTAAATAAACCAGTTGCAATAACGTTGCCAAGAATGTCTTTTGAGATGAATTCTATAAAATATGATTCTTCAAGAAAGTCTGGAATTTCTCAATCCTTTAAAGCTTCTGATGGAAACAACATTAAAAAGGTTTTCATGCCAGTACCATACAATATAGGATTTGAATTGAACATAATGGCAAAATTAAATGATGATGTTCTTCAAATTATAGAACAAATTTTACCATTTTTTCAACCTGCCTTTAATGTTACTATTGATATGGTTGATATAATTGGAGAGAAAAAAGATATTCCCATAGTTTTGGATGATATTTCTTTTAGAGATGATTATGAAGGTGATTTTTCTACTAGAAGAATTTTACTATACACTTTACAGTTTACAGCAAAAACATATCTCTTTGGACCTATATCAGATAGTACAAGTGGACTTATTCGCAAAGTTCAAGTGGATATGTATTCATCTACCGATGTTCAAACTGCAAGAAGAGAAGTAAGGTATACAGTAACACCAGATCCTATTGATGCACAACCAGATGATGATTTTGGATTTAATGAGAATTGGGAATTCTTTGGAGACGCAAAAGTTTATAGTCCTGTTCAACAAACTGATATTTAAATTCCATGAAATCTAAAAGTTTTGACTCCTTAGATAATGTGTTGAACACATCTAGTGAAATGCAGGTTTATGAAGAACCAAAATCCTCAGAAATAAAAACTGTTGATCAATCATCAGTTGACATAAAAAAAGATTATGAGTATACGAGAGCCAACCTCTATTCTTTAATTGAGAAGGGTCAGGAGGCGATTGATGGAATTATGGAACTTGCTGCGGAAAGTGATCAACCAAGGGCCTATGAGGTCGCTGGACAACTTATAAAGAGCGTTGGTGATGTAACTGATAAACTTATAGATCTTCAAAAAAAATTGAAGGATATAGAAGATGAAAATATAAAAACGACAAACAATGTTACTAATAATGCAGTGTTTGTCGGATCTACATCAGAGTTATCAAAACTACTGAAGCAAGGTTTTCTAAATAATAAAGAGTAGTTCTTTTTGATCTGATGGGTTGGTCGGAAAAATATAAAAAATCTATTGATTGCGACAATCCCAAAGGATTTTCACAAAGATCTCATTGTCAAGGTCGTAGAAAAAAATTGAAAGAGCAATTTAAATCATTTAAGACAGTTGAACAAATTGCAAAGAAGCATCGTCTTGATGTTTCTTTCATCCAAAGGCAACTTGATATGGGTGAACCAATTGAACATGAGCATACTAAAGATCATAAATTGGCCATGGAAATTGCTCTTCAACATTTGGATGAAATTCCAGATTATTATACTCGTTTGAAAAAGATGGAAGCATCTGCAAAAAAAGAACATAAAAAGTTCAAAGATGCTCCCGTTTCTGAAGGTACATTACATCATTGGTATCAAGGTTCTCGCTCAAAGGGGGGGAAACCAGGATGGGTTCAACCAGATGGGTCACCCTGTGCCAATGAACCAGGTGAAACTAAAACTCCAAAATGTTTTAGTAGTGCAAGATTAAGATCTCTCAAGAAAAAAGGTAAAAAAGGAATTTCACTTATCAGATCCGCAGTTAGACGTAAGAGACAAAAAGATAAAGGACAACAAGCAAAATCTGGGGCGGCAGCACCAACTAATGTTCCAACATTTGCAAAGGGTAAAAAAGATCCTAACTATGTAAAGGCAGAACCAGGAATTAAAGAAGCAATGGAACTTAACGAAGCAAGAAAAGACAAACCTGGAAAAGGTAGTGGAACTAAAGATGCTTGCTACCATAAAGTAAAGTCACGATATGATGTTTGGCCAAGTGCATATGCATCTGGAGCACTGGTTAAATGTCGTAGAGTTGGTGCTTCAAACTGGGGAAATAAATCAGAATCTTTAAACTATGATTGGGATACTCCCATTCGTGAAAGACCAGATAGATATTGCCCCAAATGCCAAAAACTAGAACTGAGGAGTGAGTGTAAATATGGTCCGAAATATTGGGATATGTTTTCATTACCTGCAGAATTAATTAGTTCAAAAAAAGATTTTAATACAACTATGCCACACCCCGGAAATATGCCAGAGGGATACGATCACGAGTACTCAATGGCACGTTCTGAAATCTCTACAATTATTTCAGCAGCGAAAAGACTTCGTAAAAAAATGGCAAAAGGTGAGGGAAATGTTGAAGCATGGGTACAATCAAAAATTACCAAAGCAGCAGATTATTTAGATTCTGCCGCAGATTATGTTGATAGTGGTGAAATGAAGGAGCAAGTTGCAGATACTAATGCAATGTCCGACAAAAAACCATTTGATGTCGCAGTGAAAAAAATCATGGACAGGAAGGATAAAATGACTCCTAAACAGAGAATCATTGCTCTTAAACAAGCAGGAAAATTTCAAGGAGTTGATGAGCAAATGCTTCCACCAATCAATCCCGAAAAACATAAACAATTGCAAAAAACACAAAAACTTTATAATAAAGGTGCGAGTACAGATAATCCACATGAAAAAGAAATTTTCTTAAAAAGAACTGGACCACAATTACCTTTAGCAAAAAGAGAAACTAAAACTCAAGTTGCACATTATGAACCAGAAGGTGAAGTAATTGATGAAAAGTGTTGGCCTGGATATAAAAAGAAAGGAATGAAAACAATGTTTGGAAAAAGATATCCAAACTGTGTTAAATCGGAAGAGTTCTCTAATTGGAGAGCGGATTTTGGATTATCAGAAGATTGGCAAAAAGTTAATCGCAAAGATAAGACTGATGGATTGAGCCAAGCAGCAGTTGATGCTTATCGTCGTGAAAATCCAGGATCAAAACTTCAAACTGCGGTAACTGAAAAGAAACCAAAAGGAAAAAGAGCAAAGCGTCGTGCTAACTTCTGTCGGCGTATGAAAGGCATGAAGTCTAAACTGACTTCTGCAAAGACTGCAAGAGATCCAGATTCAAGAATTAATAAAGCACTCCGTCGTTGGAACTGTAACTAAGATGAAATCTTTTCAACAATTTCTATCAGAAAGTATCAATATTGCTGGAGATTTTAATGGAAATCTCTATATGAATTCTGGATCTCAACCAGAACAAGCAACAGAATCTTTCCTTGCTGATGTAGTTTGGCAAGGTAAATTATATCGTATGGAAGTAGAGGGTTCTATGATAGATAAGAATTCTCTTACGGAACAACTTCAAGGAGAATATCCTGGAGCAATTGTTCATAATGTTTATCCAGTACAATCTCAAAGTTCTTTAAGAATTAAAAATACACAAAGATATCAACCAGAAAGACTCACTTGGACTGATTAATTATGGCACAATGGAACAAGTCTACACAAGATTATCTAAATCAAGAAAGAACACTTCACGAAGTTTATCTTCGTGCTGATGAGTATGGAAATATTCTAAATGAAAGTGCTTGTGCAAAATCTGCTTTTGGTGAGAATATTGCTATTCAATTAACACCAAAAGTTCAGGGTGATGCTGTCTATGGACTAGATCCGAGAGAGTTTGAGAGATTTACTTTTAGTTCTAGTGGAATTGCTACAAATGGTAATTCTAGATTTAGAGTTGGTGCTGGAACAGATGCTAATTCTTATGGTGTTATTAGAAGTACAAACTTTTTAAGATATCGTCCTGGACAAGGCGCGGTATGTAGATTTACTGCGGCATATTCTTCCAACCCAGTAGGATTTACTCAAAGAGCAGGTTTATTCAATCAAGAACAAGCAATTCAAATTGGATATGCCTCCACCAATGGAAAGTTTGGTGTTCTTCGTGCGAATGGTGGTAAAGCACATATTCAAATTTTTACTTTCAGTGCGTTAGCAGACGGAAATGTAACAGTTACTCTTAATGGAACTGTTTTTACTGCGGTAACTTTAAATGCAGGGTCTGTTGCCGGAAATATTGCTCTGCTTGTACAAGGATTAGTAAGTCAATCAGCATTTACTGCTCGTTATGTGGCTGAATATGATGAAACCAGAATAAAGTTTTTAGCAACATCTCTTGGTCCACAAAATGGGACATTTAATGCAACTAGCACCACAACAATAACGTTTACAAACACAACAAGTCAAAGTGGCGTAGCACAAACAGAGTATTGGACATTCCAAGAAGATTTTAATTTAGATAAACTTGATGGCACTGGATACTCTGGTGTTACTTTGAATCCATCAAAACTAAATGTATATCAAATTAACTTCCGTTGGTTGGGTGCCGGTGAAATTCGTTATGCAATTGAAAATCCTCATAATGGAGATATGATGTTCTTCCATCACGAACATTATACAAATAAATATGAGTTTCCACATCTAGATAATCCATCATTGAAGATTGGATACGTAGCAGCAAACTTGGGATCTCCTACAAGTGGTGTTGTAACTTGTACTGGTTCTTCATTCCTTGGAGCTGTTGAAGGAATTGTTGAAAGGACAAGACTTCCTTATTCTATAACTGCGACCAGAACTGACTCAATGAATACTCCTGGTTCTTTATATCATCTTGTTTCTCTCAAAAATAAACTTGTTTATCAGAATAAAATCAATACAAGAGATCTTATTGTTTCAAGACTTACTGGATCAGTAAATACTACCGGTAGTCCCGCAGTCATTTACTTATATTGGAATCCAACAATTACAAACTATCTAAGATGGACAACTCAGAGTGATTTTAACGCATCTCTTTATGCAACCCAAGATAGTACAGGATTGTTTATATTAGGAGCACAATCAATACCACCTATTGCCGCTTTTCATGTTTCTAATGGAGACACTATTGATGTTAATTTAATTGATATGGGCATTCATATTCCACCAAATAGTTTCTTAACCGCAGTAATTTCATCCACAAGCAATATGACTGCTGCCAATGCTTCGTTCGTTTATGTTGAAGATTAATTATGAGCATTCAAGACATTCAACTAAAGCAAAGTGATGCTTATCTTTCTAACCCAAATTTAAAGAGAGCAAATACACAGATACAGTGGACTAAAGAGCAAATACTTGAGTTTTATGCTTGTAAAGAAGATCCAGTTTACTTTGCAAAAAATTATATTAAAATTGTTTCTTTGGATCATGGACTTGTTCCATTTGAAATGTATCCTTTCCAGGAAAGACTTGTAAATAATTTCCATAAGAACAGATTTAATATCTGCAAGATGCCCAGACAAACTGGGAAAAGTACTACTGTAGTATCGTATCTTTTACATTATGCAGTATTTAATGATAATGTAAACATTGCAATTCTGGCAAACAAAGCCTCAACGGCAAGAGATCTTCTTCAAAGATTGCAACTTGCTTATGAAAATTTGCCAAAGTGGATGCAACAAGGTATTCTGTCATGGAACAGAGGATCATTAGAATTAGAAAATGGATCTAAAATTATCGCCGCATCTACTTCTGCATCTGCTGTTCGTGGCGGATCGTACAATATCATCTTTTTGGACGAGTTCGCGTTCATCCCGAATCACATTGCTGATGACTTCTTTGCCTCTGTTTATCCTACTATCTCGTCAGGTCAAAGTACAAAAGTCATTATAGTTTCCACCCCTCGCGGTATGAATCATTTCTACCGCATGTGGCATGATTCTGAGAAAGGTAAGAATGAATATCTTCCTACTGATGTTCACTGGTCTGAAGTTCCTGGAAGAGATGAAAAATGGAAAGAGCAGACGATTGCAAACACTTCAGAACAACAGTTCAAAACAGAGTTTGAGTGTGAGTTTTTAGGATCGGTCAATACCCTAATTAACCCATCAAAACTAAGGAATCTTGTATACGAAGACCCTATAAAAAGAAACGCAGGTCTTGATGTTTATGAACATTCAAAAAAAGACAATAATTATTTAATAACAGTAGACGTTGCTCGTGGAATAGGGAATGACTATTCTGCATTCGTTGTTTTTGATATCACTAATTTTCCATATAAAACGGTAGCAAAATACAGAAATAACGAAATTAAACCAATGTTATTTCCAAGCATTATTAATGAAGTAGCAAAGGGGTATAACAATGCTTGGATTTTAATCGAAGTTAATGATATTGGAGATCAAGTATCAAATATTCTTCATTTTGATCTTGAATATGATAATATTTTAATGTGCTCTATGAGAGGTCGTGCAGGACAAATAGTTGGTTCTGGTTTTAGTGGAAAGAAATCTCAACTTGGTGTCCGCATGACAGCATCTGTTAAAAAGTTGGGTTGTTCTAACTTAAAGACTTTATTAGAAGATGATAAATTACTAATCAATGATTATGAAATGATTAGTGAACTTACAACATTTACTCAACGTCATAACTCCTTTGAGGCAGAAGAAGGATGCAATGATGATTTGGCAATGTGTTTAGTCATATTCTCATGGTTAGTTGCTCAAGATTATTTTAAAGAGATGACGGACAATGATGTTCGTAAAAGGATATATGAAGAACAAAAAAATCAAATAGAACAAGATATGTCACCATTTGGATTTATTTCGGATGGTTTAGAAGAATTTGAACCTATTGTTGACAAGGAAAATAATGATAGGTGGATATGGGTAGGGTCCGATAAAAGTAATCAAGCAATGGAAGTATGGAATATCGACGAATATGGTGACAGATCTTACATGTGGGATTATAGGTAGTTCTTAAAGGGGAGGAAATTATAAATATTTTTAGATAATTCTGGACATGTCGGAGAGAAAAGATGCCACTAAATTTAGCATCTCCTGGAATTTTAATAAGAGAGGTTGATTTAACTGTTGGAAGAATAGATCCAGTATCAGCTTCTGTGGGTGCAATTTCTGCACCATTTGCAAAGGGGCCTGTAGATGAACCAACTTTAGTTGAATCTGAAAATGATTTATTGAATACTTTTGGAAAACCATATTCAGTAGATAAGCATTATGAGCACTGGATGGTTGCATCATCCTATCTAGCATATGGTGGAACTTTGCAAGTCGTCAGAACAGATAGTTCTGACTTAAGAAATGCAGGATATGGGTCAACAATAAAAGTAAAAAGTTTACAACACTATACTGAACTTGGATATTTAGATAATCCAATTTCAGGCGTAACTGTCCTTGCACAAAATCCCGGTTCTTGGGCAAATGGGATTAAGGTTTCAATTATTGATGCTCAGGCAGATCAAATTTTAACTGGATTTACAACAACTGGAGTTTTAGTTGGGTATGGTGTAACACAAGCAATTGCAAGTACTTTACCTGGTGCTGGAACAACTTCAGTCTTAGATGGCTACCTGAAAGGGGTTATTACTGGAGTTGGTGCTGGTCGTATCAATGTTAAAGTCATTAGTCATGTATCTGCTGCTGGAACTGAAACTAAAGTCGATTATCAACCTTTAGGTGTATATAATTTTGCGGACAACGGTACAGTTGGAGTTCATACAACTGCAGTTGGAACAGCATTTACATCTAGATCATATTCTGTTGAATTAGATTGGTTTGATCAGCAAAAAATTACTCTTGCATCAGGAACACAAATTTCTTGGAACTCTCTTACACCAAGACCAAGCACTTCCGAATTTGCTGCAGAAAGAAATTCCAGATTTGATGAATTACACATTGTAGTTATTGATGATGAAGGTAAAATTACTGGTAACTCTGGAACAATTTTAGAAAAGCATGTTGGTCTTTCGAAAGCAAAAGATGCACTTTATTCTTCTGGAAGTCCTTCTTATTGGAGAAAGTATTTAACAACCGGTTCGCAATATATTTTTGCGGGTTCTGCTCCTACTGGTATTGTAACTACTGGATTCAGTGAAGGTTTTGAACTTTCATCCGATACTGGTTGGGATCAAGAAGCACAAGATATTATTTTTGCTGGTGCAGCTGCTTTAGATTTACCATTAAGTGGTGGAAAGAATTATGATGGAAACACCACTATAGATGTTGCAGGATCTCTTTCAGCAACACTTGGCGAAATAATTAGTGGTTACGATGCATTTATCAATGAAGAGGAAACTGATATTGATTTCCTTCTCATGGGTTCCGCTGGTTATAATAAATCAGATACTCAAGCATTAGCAAATAAACTAATTGCTGTTGCAGAATCCAGAAAAGATGCAATCGCATTTATTTCTCCCTACAGAGGTGCAGCAATTACTGACACCTCATCACAAACTGCAGAAACAATTAGAAACATTGATACTATCACTGAAAATGTTGTAAGTTTCTATGCACCTATCACATCATCAACTTATGCCGTTTTTGACAGTGGTTATAAGTATATGTACGATAGATTTAACAATACTTTCAGATATGTTCCTCTAAATGGAGACATTGCTGGAACATGTGCAAGAAATGATATTAACAACTTCCCATGGTATTCTCCAGCAGGAACCACTAGAGGTGCAATTTTAAATGCTGTCAAACTTGCATATAATCCAGGAAGAATTCAAAGAGATCGTCTTTATACAAATAGAATTAATCCAGTAATTTTATCTCCTGGAGATGGCATAATTCTTTTTGGTGATAAAACTGGATATGGTAAGGCATCTGCTTTTGATAGGATTAATGTTCGTAGATTATTTGTTTACCTTGAGAATGCAATTTCTGCTGCAGCAAAAGATCAACTCTTCGAATTTAATGATGAACTAACTAGAACGAACTTTGTTAACATTGTTGAACCATTCTTGAGAGATGTACAATCTAAGAGAGGTATATATGATTATGTTGTAGTCTGCGATGAAACAAACAATACTCCTGCAATTATTGATGCTAACGAGTTTGTTGCAGACATTTACATTAAACCAGCGAAATCGATCAATTTCATTGGTCTGACCTTCATTGCCACCAGAACTGGTGTTGCTTTTGAAGAAGTAATCGGCAATTTCTAATTTAGAGGTTAAATCAAATGGCAACTAGAACACAGTTTAATCCACCTCCTCTTAGAAAAATTACTGACTTCAAAAGTCAGTTAACTGGAGGTGGTGCAAGAAGTAACCTTTTTGAAGTGGTTATTTCATTCCCAGACATTGCAAAAGTTAGTAATGCAATTTTGGAAAAATCCAGATTCATGATTAAAGCTGCTAACTTACCAGCTTCTCAAGTCGCAATGATCGATGTACCTTTTAGAGGTCGTACTTTAAAAGTTGCTGGCGACAGATCTTTTGAAAGTTGGACTATTACAGTAGTTAACGATACTGACTTTGGTATCCGTTCAGCATTTGAAAATTGGGTTAATAAAATTAACAGAGTTTCTGATGGTACTGGTTCAACTGATCCTGCATCTTACACAGCAGATGCCTTCATTTATCAATTAGATCGTGATGGAAAAACTTTAAGAGCATATCATTTCTATGATTTGTTCCCAACATCAGTTGCTGCGATTCCTGTTTCCGCAGACAATTCAAATATTCAGGAATTTACAGTAGAACTTCAAGTTCTTTACTGGGAAGCACTTAAGGGCAATTCTCCAATTTCTGGTGGTACTGACATCAACTGATAAATAATACATAATAAGCAGTTAAAGTTTATAAGATGGCGAAACTTTTTGGTTTTTCAATTGAGGATAATGAAAAAAAATCCAAATCTATAATTTCCCCCGTTCCTCCTAACAATGAGGACGGGGTTGATCATTTTATCCAATCTGGATTTTATGGACAATATGTAGATATTGAAGGTGTCTATAGAACAGAATATGATTTGATTCGCCGCTATCGTGAAATGGCATTACATCCAGAATGTGATGGTGCTATTGAAGACGTGGTTAATGAAGCTCTTGTTAGTGATTTGTATGATTCTCCAGTAGAAATTGAGTTAACTAATTTAAATGCAAGTGATAAATTAAAAGAAATTATTAGAAATGAATTTAAATATATTAAAGAAATTATGGACTTCGATAAGAAGTGTCATGAAATTTTTAGAAACTGGTATATTGATGGAAGAATTTATTATTTAAAAGTTATAGATCTTAAGAAACCTGAAGATGGTATTCAGGAGTTGAGATATATAGATCCAATGAAAATAAAGCATATACGTCAAGAGAAGAAAGATAAAAATGATGGATATGTTACCATAAACAAAGGAATAGAAGATAATAAATTTCCAGAAATTGAAGAATACTTCATATATACACCAACTCCAAATTTCCCAGCAGGAACGATTAGTGGTGGTTCAAAAAAAGGTGTAAAAATCACAAAAGATGCTGTTGCATATTGCAATTCAGGATTAGTAGATAGAAATAAAGGAACCGTACTTTCTTATTTACATAAAGCAATTAAAGCACTCAATCAATTAAGAATGATTGAGGATTCTCTAGTAATTTACAGATTATCAAGAGCACCTGAAAGAAGAATTTTTTACATTGATGTTGGTAATCTTCCCAAAGTGAAAGCGGAACAGTATCTCAAGGAGGTAATGAGTCGTTATCGTAACAAACTTGTTTACGACGCAAATACTGGTGAGGTTCGTGATGATCGTAAGTTTGTGAGCATGATGGAAGATTTTTGGCTTCCAAGAAGAGAAGGTGGTAGAGGCACTGAAATTACAACTCTTCCTGGTGGTCAAAATCTTGGAGAACTTGCAGACATTGAATATTTCCAGAAAAAACTTTATAGAGCACTTGGTGTTCCTGAATCTAGAATTGCAGGTGGTGGTGATGGATTTAATTTAGGTCGTTCATCCGAAATCTTAAGAGATGAACTTAAGTTTTCTAAATTTGTAGGTCGTTTAAGAAAAAGATTTGCAAATGTATTTAATGATATTTTACGTACACAACTGTTATTAAAAAATGTTGTTACACCAGAAGATTGGGATAAAATGTCCGATCACATTCAATATGATTTCTTATATGACAATCATTTTGCAGAATTAAAAGAAGCAGAACTATTGACAAATAGACTTACTCTTGCAACAACTGTAGAACCTTATGTAGGGAAATACTATTCAACTGAATATGTTCGTAAGAAAATTCTTAGGCAAACTGATTCTGAAATTATTGATATTGATTTACAAATTCAAGATGAAATTCAAAAAGGTATTCTTCCAGATCCTAATGCTCCGGTAGATGAAATGGGAAATCCTCTTCCTGGAGGAGGTGGTGACATTCCCCAAGAAGAAGTTCCTGTAGATCAACAAGTTCCTCCTACTGAAGAACAAGTTCCACTCGAACCAGAAATTGTAAAACCAAAAGGCGGCAAAATATAAATAATCTTATAATAATACAATAAATTTATGGATAACATTATAGACTTGATTGCTACTGATTCTTCTCCTGCAGAAATTGCAGATGGTATAAAAGCAGCACTTTTTGCAAAGTCTGCAGAAAAACTTAATGATATTCGTCCTTATGTGGCTTCATCATTATTTGGTGCAGAAGAATCTGAAAATTCTTTTGAAGATGAAGAATGATATTTAAATCATAAAGGAAAAAATAATGTCAGCACGAATTAAAATTCTTGGAGCAGAAGCAGCACTTCCAACTACAACTGGAACAGCAACTAGTTTCAGTTCAGCAACAGTCGTCCGTTTAGTTAATACTGCAACTAGTGCAGATTATCTGGTTACGGTTGTTGAAACACAGGGTGGCAGTGTTATTGGATCATTCACACTAATGAGGTCTCAATCAGAATTGTTAGAAAAATTACCATCACATTGCGTTTATGCTGCAAACGCTGCTGTTTTGGGAGCAAAAGTAGGATTTACAAACTAAGAAAATGAAACTCATCACAGAAGAAGTATCACAAGTAAAATTTATCACCGAAGGAAAAGGTTCTCAGAAAAAACTGTATATTGAAGGAGTTTTTCTTCAAGGTGATATTTGTAATCGCAATGGAAGAATGTATCCAATGGAGACACTCTCCCGCGAGGTAAAAAGATATACAGAATCTTTTATTAACAAGGGTCGTGCTCTTGGAGAACTTGGACACCCAGATGGTCCAACAGTAAACCTTGATCGAGTTTCTCATAAAATTGTTTCTCTTACTCAAGAGGGATCTAATTTTAGAGGTAAAGCACAACTTCTCGAAACTCCAATGGGCAAGATTGCAAAATCTCTTATTGATGAAGGAGTTTGTCTTGGTGTTTCTTCTCGTGGTGTTGGTTCACTCAAAATGACCAATGAAGGTCACAAAATTGTTGGTGAAGATTTCATGCTTGCTACTGCAGCTGATATCGTTGCCGATCCTTCTGCTCCTGATGCTTTTGTTCAGGGAATTATGGAAGGTAAAGAGTGGGTATGGGAAGGCGGAATTCTTCGTGAGCAACTTGCAGAATCTACAAAACGTAGAATTAATACTTTAGTTGATGAAAGAATACTTCAAGAATATAAAGTTGAGTTGTTCCAAGAGTTTCTCTCAAATCTTTAAATTATAAATAAATATAGATTAAATACAAAGATCTAAAAACAAATGTCCGTTGGTAGAAATTTACAAGAAATGGAAAACGTAGTAACCAAAGGTGCTGCACCTGCCGAACCAATGCACAACACCTCACAGAATGCATCTGGAGTTGCTACTCCAGGTCAAACTGGTGCTTGGGAAGATTTAGGTGGACCTACTCCAGAAAATTATCGTCCAGATGATGATTCTGCAAAACTCAAGGATCCATCAGCGACTCTTGCCCAAGTAAGAGATGTTGTAAATGCTAAGGCAGCAGCAGTTAAAGAAGAAGTTGTTGACGAAGAGGAAGACGTAATTTCTGAAGAGGAAGAAGTTGAAGAAGAAGACTTAGAGGCAGAAATAGAAGAAGAAGAAGCAGCAGAAGAAAGCGAAGAAGAAGTAGTTGCAGAAGAAGAGTTTGATATCGAAGAAGATGTCAATGCTCTCCTCGCTGGTGAAGAGCTTTCCGAGGAATTCCAAGAGAAAGCACGCACCATCTTCGAAGCTGCTATCCGTTCAAAAGTTTCTGAAATCAAAGAAGAACTTCAAGAGACTTATGAAAATGCACTTATTGAAGAAGTTCAGTTCATTAAAGAAGAATTAACTGAGCGTTTAGACGCTTATCTTGAGTACGTTGCCGATGAGTGGATTCAAGAGAATGCACTCGCCATCGAGCACGGTCTCAAGACTGAGATGACCGAATCATTCCTTCAAGGAATGAGAGGTCTTTTTGAAGATCATTATGTTTCAATCCCTGAAGATAGATATGATGTAATCGAGAGCATGGTAGATAAACTTGATGAAATGGAAGAAAAACTCAACGAGCAAATCGAAAGAAACGTTGCTCTGAACAGAAGATTAGCCGAGTCGGTTGCCGATGTAATCTTTGCAGATGTCGCTGAGGGTCTCGCACTTTCTCAGAAGGACAAACTCGCTTCTCTTGCAGAAAATGTTGAGTTTGATGGTGAAGAGAACTATCGTGAGAAACTGGTAACTCTGAGGGAATCATATTTCCCAACCAGAAGTGCTGGTACTCAAAGAGATGACTCTGAAACTTTATCTGAGTCTGTTTCCTATGATACAAATTTAACTGAATCTGTATCACCTTCTATGGAAGCATATCTTCAGACTCTTAGCAGAGTCGCTAAAAAGTGATTTTTAAATTATAACGATCAAACTAAATTTTTTTAAAAGAGGTAAAACAAATGCAAATGTTCAACGCAGAATATTTGCAGGAGAAGTGGGCACCTATCCTGGACTACTCAGGACTCGATGAAATCAAAGATTCACATCGTAGAGCTGTAACCGCTATCCTGCTCGAAAACCAAGAAAAGGAACTTCGTGAAGCACGCGAATTCCTTTATGAAGCTCCAACCAACTTCACTGCATCTGGTGCAAGTGGTGCTGGTTTTGGTGGTAGTGCTCAAGGTTTTAGTGCTGGTCCTACCGCAGGTTTCGACCCTGTTCTGATCAGCCTCATTCGCCGTTCAATGCCCAACCTGATCGCTTATGATCTGTGCGGCGTTCAACCAATGAATGGTCCTACTGGACTCATCTTCGCAATGCGTTCCCGCTACAATAACCAAAGCGGAACTGAAGCATTCTTCAACGAAGTAGATTCTGCATTCTCTGGTCAAGATTCTGGATTTAATGTTACTAGTGGATTCACCGCTGGTAGCGTTGGTATGGGTACTACCACACAGCAAGGTACTAATCCTGGTATCCTTGATGGTACTGCTCCACAAACTGGTGACGCAACTACCTACAACGTAGGTCAGGGTATGCGTACAGACTCTGCAGAAGACCTTGGACAAGGTTCTGGTGATCACTTCAACCAGATGGCATTCTCAATCGAGAAGGTCACTGTAACTGCAAAGTCACGCGCACTGAAGGCTGAGTATTCATTAGAACTCGCTCAAGACCTCAAGGCAATTCATGGTCTGAATGCAGAAGCTGAGTTGGCAAACATTCTGTCAACTGAGATTCTTGCTGAAATCAACCGTGAAATCATTCGTACCATCTACAACGTCGCTAAGCCTGGTGCTCAAGCAAACGTTGCAACCTCTGGTACTTTTGACCTTGACGTTGATTCAAACGGTCGTTGGTCTGTTGAGAAGTTCAAGGGTCTTATCTTCCAAATCGAGCGCGACGCTAACGCGATTGCACAAACAACTCGTAGAGGAAAGGGTAACATGATCCTCTGCTCTGCTGACGTTGCTTCGGCACTCACCATGGCAGGTGTTCTTGACTACACCCCAGCACTCAACGCTAACCTGAACGTTGATGACACTGGTAACACCTTCGCAGGTGTTCTCCAAGGTAAGTATCGCGTATATATCGATCCTTATGCTGCTAACGTATCTGCTAACCAGTTCTACGTTGTAGGTTATAAGGGTTCTTCACCTTATGATGCAGGTCTCTTCTACTGCCCATATGTTCCTCTCCAAATGGTTCGTGCCGTTGGTGAGAACACCTTCCAGCCCAAGATTGGCTTTAAGACCCGTTACGGTCTTGTTGCCAACCCATTTGCTGAAGGTGCAACTGTTGGTCAAGGTGCTCTTAACCGTAACGCTAACGCTTACTACAGAAGAGTCAAAGTGACCAATTTAATGTGATTTCGATTCACATATCTACCAGACCTCCCGAAAGGGGGGTCTTTTTTTATCTAAATAAAAATAAAAAGAATGAAGACTTTTAAGCAGTTTATATCTGAAGCATTACCATTTGGTGCTGTAGTATCAACTAGTTCTTATGGTCCAGGATTATATGGAAATCCTACTGCATCTGGTGCAAAATTAACTCCATCAACTAGAGGGGTTGCACATAAAACTTTACCTCTTGGAAGTCAGGTAAGAATTACAGATCCCAAAACAAAAAGATCAATAACTGCTCCAGTCGTTGATAGAGGACCTTATCATGGAAATCGCCAATACGACTTAACTACAAAAACAACACAAGATCTTGGATATAAAGACTATAAACAATTTGGTGTTAGAGATCTTGACGTAACACCTATAAAACCAAAACCAAAAGTTCCAGATTTGGGTGTAAAGGTTGATATGAGTGTTCCAAAAATTGTTCCAACTAAGAAAAGATAATGGCAACTTCACCATTCAATAAACAATTACAAAATAGAAACTTTCTATCCCCAGTAGGATTTGAATTTTCTTTGGCAAAGTATCCAAAAGTTTCCTTTTTTTGTAACTCTGCAAAAATTCCACAAATATCATTGCAAACTGAAATTCAATCCACTTATTTAAAGCAAATTGACATTCCTGGTGACCAATTAACATATTCCGATTTAACATTAAGATTTTTAGTTGATGAAGATTTAGTTAATTATAAAACTGTGCATAACTGGTTAACTTCTCTTGGATTTCCAGAAACAGCAGATCAATATGCAAGTCAATTGAATGAAAATGGAATTAGAGACCCTTTAAATTTTTTCAGTGATGGTACTTTGATTATTTTAAATAGCAATTATAATCCAAAAGCACAAGTAAAATTTAAAGACCTTTTTCCAGTTTCTTTAACTTCTTTAGATTTTGATTCTACAGCAACAGACATACAATACTTTACGGCAGAGGTATCTTTCAAGTATACTGTCTATAATATCCTTAACATGCAAAATAAACCATTATGAATCTTGACGAAATACAGGACATGTGGCAGAGAGATTCTGTCATCGATCCTGATAATTTACATGATGAATCCTTAAAAATTCCTCAACTACATTCAAAATATTATACAGTTTATAATACAATTACTCTTCTTCGTGAAAAAGCAAGAGAAACTCATAATAGAGTTAAGTTAGAACGATACAACTACTACACAGGAAAGGCACCAGCAGAGGTTTACGTAAAAGAACCTTTCCCATATAAAGTCAGAGAAAAAGACGCCTTACAGAGGCATATGGACGCAGATGAGAAACTTTCAAAAATTGAAATGAAGATTCGATATTATGATATTATGCTTAAGTTTCTTGAGGAAGTGATTAAGATGATTTCTAATCGTAATTATTCCATCAAGAACGCAATAGATTGGAACCGCTTCCAGGCAGGGTTTAATTGAGACAATAAATACTCGTAAGTAATATTATGAGTATATGTCTCATTTGATTATATCAAAAAAGAATGAAGTATATCTTCAAGTAAAAGCAGAACCTCACATTTACTACGAACTGGCAGATCAGTTCACGTTTGAGGTTCCAAATGCTAAATTCAGTCCTCAGTTTCGCAACAAATATTGGGACGGAAAAATTCGTTTGTTCAATACCCAAACTGGTGAAATCTATGTTGGATTATTGGACAAACTTATAAGATTTTGTGAAAATCATGAATATACTTATGAATTTGTTGATAATAAATTTTATGGTCTTCCTTTTGAGGTAAACAAAAATATCTCAAAAGAAGGTGTAAAGGATTATATGAATTCTATCTGCAAGTATGCTCCCCGCGAGTATCAAGTTGAGGGAGTATACGACGCTTTAAGACATAATAGAAAGTTGTTGATATCTCCAACTGCTTCTGGAAAGTCTTTGATGATATACTCGATTGTGAGATATTACGTTGAGAGAGGACAAAATACTCTGATAGTCGTGCCGACGACATCCCTTGTAGAGCAGATGTATAAAGATTTTGCAGATTATGGATGGGATGTGGGTTCATTTTGCCACAAGATATACGCGGGAAAGGAAAGAGAAACAGACTCTCAGGTGATTATCACTACCTGGCAGTCCATCTACAAACTTCCCCGACAATATTTCTCAAGATTTAATGTGGTCGTTGGAGATGAAGCACACCAGTTTAAATCAAAGTCATTAGTATCTATAATGACAAAACTTTCTGATGCAAAATATCGTTTTGGATTTACTGGTACATTAGATGGATCACAAACTCATAAATGGGTTTTAGAAGGTTTATTTGGTCCTTCTTATAAGATTATCCGTACAGATGAATTGATGCAAAAGGGTCATGTTGCAAAACTTGATATTAATATTCTTTTATTAAAGCATCCACCAAATAGATTTGAAACCTTTGAAGATGAAGTTCAATATATCATTAATCACGAAAAACGAAATAAGTTTATTCGCAATCTTGCTTTAGATCTTAAAGGTAATACACTTATTCTTTTTTCAAGAGTTGAAGGACATGGGCAACCTTTGTACGATCTCATAAATAATAGCAAATCTGATCATCGTCATGTTTTTTTCGTTCATGGAGGCGTGGATACTGAAGATAGAGAACAGGTTAGAGAAATTACTGAAAAAGAAAATGATGCAATCATTGTGGCATCATATGGAACGTTTAGTACAGGAATTAACATTAAGAATTTACATAATGTTATTTTTGCATCACCTTCAAAGTCTAGAATCCGTAATCTACAATCAATCGGAAGAGTACTCCGAAAAGGTAACAATAAAGTAAAAGCAACTTTATATGATATTGCCGATGATATCAGTTATAAGTCAAGAAAAAATTATACACTTAATCATTTAATGGAAAGAATAAAAGTTTATAATGAAGAAAATTTCAATTATGATATTGTAAACATACCAATTAAAAACTAATGGGAGATGAATTCTACGCAATTATAAAATTAGTATCTGGTGAGGAGATCATGTCTCTTGTAATGGTCGATGAGAATGATGGTGATCCTGTTGTAGTTCTTCAAAATCCAATTACAATGAAAATGATTACAAGTTCTCAAGGATCTTTTGTTAAAGTAAAGTCGTGGATAGAAATGTCTGATGATGATTTCTTTATTATAAAATTAGATAAGATTATTACTATGACTGAAACTAAAGATAAAAGAATGATCAATCTTTATAACAACTACATTGAAGATGATTCTACCGTTGAATCTTATGAACCTGGAGGTCATGTTAGACCTTCTTCTAAGATGGGATATCTATCTTCTGTCGAAGATGCTCGTAAGAAACTCGAAAGAATCTTTAAGGGTATTAAAGAAAGCTAAACTCTCATCTTCAACCGGGACAAAGGTAGTCTACATGGTTTTAGGTCTTATGTCAAGCCCTTCAGTTATGTGCTATAATGGTTATAACATTTTAAAACTTAATAGAATTTATTATTATGCCAAGAGGAAAGGGTAAATCCGAACATTATGTTAACAACAAAGAATTTTTAGAAGCTTTGGTTGTTTATCGGAAAAAAGTAGAACAAGACTTTATGAGTAGGAACAGTAGAAGTCCTACTCAAGAAGATAGGGGAAAGCGTTGGGAAGGTAAACCTCCAATTCCAAATTATATTGGAGAATGTTTTTTAAAGATTGCCACACATCTTTCTTATAAACCAAACTTTGTTAACTACATGTTTCGTGAAGATATGATTTCTGATGGAATAGAAAATTGTGTTCAGTACATTCACAATTTTGATCCAGAGAAATCAAGTAATCCTTTCTCATACTTTACTCAAATTATTCACTACGCTTTTATACGAAGAATTACAAAGGAAAAGCGTCAGTTAGAAATTAAAACTAAAATTATTGAGAAGACTGGTTTTGATGAGGTTATGACAATTGATGATGGGTTGCTTTCTGGGAGCAATTCGGATTATAATACAATGAAGGACAACATCCAATATCGTAGTAACAGATGAAGGTAGCAATTATCACAGATACTCATTATGGGTGTAAAAAGGGTTCTAAGTATATTCATGATTACTTTGAACTGTTTTATAAAAACGTATTCTTTCCTACCCTTGAAGAGCACGGAGTAGAAGCAGTTATTCATATGGGAGATGCTTTTGATAGTCGCAAGTCAATTGACTATCAAAGTCTTGAGTGGTCAAAACGAGTTGTATTTGACCCTCTCAAAAAATATGATGTTCATATGATCATTGGTAATCACGATACTTATTACAAAAATACAAATACTGTAAATTCTCCTGAACTTTTATTGCAAACGTATTCTAATATTAAGACTTATAGTGATCCAACAGAAGTTAATATTGGTGGTCTAAAGATTTTATTTTTACCTTGGATTAATCAAGAAAATGAAGAAAAAACTCTCAAACTTATTCAAAAGACAACTAGCAAGGTTGCGATGGGGCACCTTGAGTGTCAAGGATTTAGAGTTAATCGACAACTCATCATGGAGCATGGTCTTCAGAGCGAATTATTTGAGAAGTTCGATAGGGTCTACTCGGGACACTATCACACTAGATCGAATAATGGGATAATTTTTTATCTAGGAAATCCTTATGAAATGTATTGGACGGATGTAAATGATACTAGAGGATTTCACATCTTTGATACTGAAACCTTAGAACATACTCCAATTAATAATCCTTATAAATTATTTTATAATATTTACTATGAGGATACTCCTTACCAAATGTTTGATGCGACAGAGTATCAAAATAAAATTGTTAAAGTGATTGTTCGTAAAAAATCTAAACCAAAAGATTTTGAAAAGTTTATTGATAAACTTTATAGTATTGGAGTTCAAGAATTAAAAATTATTGAAAATTTTGAAATTCAAGAAAGTGAAGACTTTAAAGTCGATGAAGATGAGAATACACTATCAATTTTAAATCGTTACATTGATGATTCTGAATTTGATTTTGATAAATCTGTTATAAAAAATATTCTTCAAGATCTTTACCAACAAGCATCGCAGGTAGAGTAAAATGTTTCTTCTCACTCTCAAAGACAAAAAAAATGATGGTGCATATGCTGTTCAAGATCAGTATGGGCACAAAGTTTTATTTCTTTTTGAGGAGGAAGATGATGCGACAAGGTATGCTATGATGCTTGAAGATCAAGAAGATCATGAAATGGATGTTGTCGAAGTTGATGCTGAACTCGCAATAAAAACTTGTAAATTATATAATTACAAATACTCTATAATTACTCCAAATGATATTGTAATTCCTCCAAAAAATGTTGTTATTTCATAAGATTAAATATAAAAACTTTTTAAGTTCTGGTAATCAATTTACAGAAGTTGATTTTAGAAAAAGTAGTACAAATTTAATAATTGGTACAAATGGTGCAGGTAAATCCACAATGTTGGATGCACTTACTTTTGTTCTCTTTAATAAAAGTTTTAGGGGAATCACAAAACCTCAACTTGTCAATAGTACCAATGAAAAAGATTGTGTAGTTGAGATAGAATTTTCAGTTAATAGTAAAAATTATCTTGTTCGACGAGGGATCAAACCTAATATCTTTGACATTGAAGTTAATGGAGTTGCTCTCCATAAAGAAGCAGATGATCGTGCTAATCAAAGAATATTAGAAGAAAATATTTTAAAGGTAAATTACAAATCTTTTACTCAAATTGTAATTTTGGGTAGTAGTAACTTTGTTCCTTTTATGCAACTTACATCTTCAAATCGTCGTGAGGTGATTGAAGATCTTTTAGACATTCGTATTTTTTCTGCTATGAATGCCTTAGTTAAAGATAAGATTAAAGAGCAAAAGGAAGAAATTAAATCTTTAAGTTTGAAAAAAGATAATCTTAAAGATAAAATTAAAATGCAAGAGAGTTTTATTGAAGAACTTGAAAATCGTGGTAATGCCAATATAAATGCCAACAAAGAAAAGATTACCAAGTTAGATGAAGAAATTGGCGTTTATATGTCTGAGAACGCATCAACCGAAGAAGAAATTTCTAAGTTTATTAAAGAGCAAGAAGAAGTTATTGGTGCTGGAGATAAGTTAGTAAAGCTTAACAATCTAAAAGGTAAGATCTCTCAGAAAGTATTAACAGTTACTAAAGAACATAAGTTTTTTAGTGAAAATACGGTATGCCCTACTTGTACTCAAACCATAGAAGAAGAATTTCGATTAAATAGAATTGCAGATGCTCAAAATAAAGCAAAGGAACTTAAAGATGGTTATGAAGAACTTGAACAAACAATAAAGTTCGAACAAGAGAGAGAGCGTCAATTCAATGCACTTTCTAAGGAGATTACAAAATTAACGCATGGCATTTCTCAAAACAATACTCGGATTTCACTCAATCAAAGACAAATCCGAGATCTTGAATCTGAAATTCAAACAATTGCCGAGAACCTTGCAAACCGAAATACTGAACATGAGAAACTAGAAGAATTTAAAGAAAATCTCCAAAATACAATTGAATATCTCTCAGATAAAAAACAACAAATCGTTCATTACGATTTTGCCTATTCCTTACTTAAGGATGATGGTGTAAAAACGAAGATCATTAAGAAGTATCTTCCGTTCATAAATCAGCAGGTGAATCGTTATCTTCAGATGATGGATTTTTATATTAACTTCCATTTAGATGAAGAATTTAATGAAACAATTAAATCTCCAATTCATGAAAATTTTTCATATTCTTCTTTTTCAGAAGGTGAAAAAATGAGAGTAGATTTATCTCTACTTTTTACATGGAGAGAAGTTGCTAAACTTAAAAATTCAGTGAATACAAACCTGCTGATTATGGATGAGGTATTTGATTCATCTTTGGATGGATTTGGAACAGATGAGTTTCTTAAGATTATTCGTTATGTAATTAAAGACGCAAATATTTTTGTTATTTCACATAAGACTGGTCTTGAGGACAAATTTGAAAGTGTGTTAAAATTTGATAAAGTTAAAGGATTTAGTAGGTTAGTTGTATGATTGGAATTATTGGAAATGGATTTGTAGGTAATGCAGTTTACCAAAATTTAAGAGACAAAGTATCTTGTAAAGTTTTTGATGTTGACAAGAATAAATCATTCAATACTCTGGATGAAGTATTAAAGCAATCATTTATTTTTGTTTGTTTGCCAACTCCAATGAAATCTACTGGTGAATGTGATCTTTCGATTTTGGATAATTTTTTTAAAAATCTTCCAGAAATAGTCGATGGTATTTTTATTATTAAATCAACTGTTCCTATTGGAACAACTAAAAGATATGCTAAAAAGTATAAGGTGATTCATAATCCAGAATTTTTGACTGCTAGAAATGCTGTTGAAGACTTTAGAAATTCTGAAAGGAATGTTGTTGGTGGAAGTAAAAATCTGTGCCAACAGTTTGTTAATTTTTTTATAACTATTTTTCCAAATATTCCAAGTGTAATTACTACATCTGATGAAAGTGAAGCAATTAAATATTTTGCAAATAGTTTTCTTGCTTGCAAAGTTGCATACTTTAATAAAATGTATGATTTGTGTGAAGTAGTTGGTATGAACTATAATGTAGTTTGTGATGGTGTAACTTCTGATAGTCGAATCGGTAAATCTCATACACAAGTCCCTGGTATTGACAATGACCGTGGATTTGGTGGCACTTGTTTTCCGAAAGATTTAAATTCTCTTATAAATCAGATGGAAGCGCACAGCATCGACGCTGATATGCTAAAATCTGTTTGGTCTTACAATCAACAAGTTCGCACGGTCATTGATTGGTCCGTAACCTAAAATGAACACTCCAAACTGGCAACACCACTCTAAGAAGGAGCAGAAGCGGAAACTGAAACCGCAAGCACTCCGACAAGCAAAGGCACGACGCCAAGCACTCAAGAAGCGTCTCCAACAAGGGGGCGTTTCTTTTTTATAAATATCTAAAAAGTCTTTATAAAAATGAGAGATAAAGAATTTATAGATTTAAGTAATGCTTATAATCAAATTTGTGAGCAAAGTTATGGGATTGATGCTTCAAAGCATGGTGGTCCAGATAAACTCTTACAAAAAATGGTTGATGAAAAGAAGAGAAGAGGTGATAAAGATGGTGGGGGAGAAGTAGTTCAAAGTGGACTTCAAAAAGCAAACTATGAACCAGAAGGTGAATTGGTACTAGAAAAGGACGAAACCGAAGAAGGTATTACTGGACTTCCAATTCCAAAAAAGAGAATGAGTTCTGCAAAAAGACATGAATTTGAAAAGAAAAGAAGAGCAGAAAGAAAAAAGCGTGGAGATGATAGAGTTGGAGATACTTTCTCTCAACATAGAATGACTGGTAGTAGAGGGCGTGGATCTGAATATCAAAATATTCGCACAGTTCGTGAAGAAGTTCTTGTCGATTATCTTCTTGGAGAGGGTTTTGCTTCTGATGAAAAGTCAGCACAAGCAATCGCTGGTGTAATGAGTGAAGAGTGGAAAGATAATATTCTTGGAGAGGAAAAAAAAGAATTTCCAAGTGATAAAGTAAGGAAACAATCTGCTAAACATGAAAAAAATTATCTTACCAGACCAAATTCTTATTCTGGGCAAGCATCTAAATCAAAATCTAGAAAAATGAAAGCAATTGCTTCTACTGTGGAAGTTGGTGATGACCCAAGAAATACCATGCATGGGCAGGATTTAAGAAAAATTAAATAGAGACCACTTCCCAAACTGGCACACTAGAGGGTTTCATCGCCCTCTTTTTTTGTATGATACGCTCATACGCAACAAATCCATGACGGTTCGCCACGAAATCAAATCTCAACTCGCCAAGCTGCTTGCCACGGAAGATCTGGTGGTTGAGCACAAGAAGGTAGAGACTGCCCAGTTCAACGTTCATACCCGTGTGCTGACCCTGCCTATGTGGGAGAAGGCAAGCAACACTGTGTATGACCTGCTGGTGGGGCACGAAGTCGGACACGCTCTTTACACCCCAGATGAGGATTGGACAGTAAACGTAAAGGTTCCTCCACAGTTTGTCAATATTGTGGAAGATGCTCGTATTGAAAAAATGATGAAGCGTCGTTATCCTGGTCTTGCAAAGACTTTCTTCAATGGATATAAAGAACTCACTGATGATGATTTCTTTCAAATCAAAGACGACAATTTGGAAACTTATAACCTTGCTGACCGTGCAAACCTGTGGTTCAAGATTGGTAACTATGTTGATGTACCGATTGAACGTGGTGAAGAGACTGAAATTATCAATCTAATTGCTGATAGTGAAACTTTTGCAGATGTTTTGATTGCTGCAGAAGAACTCTATAAGTATTGTAAACAATCCCAGAAAGAGGAAACTAATATTCAAATTGATAGTTTGGAATCTCAATCATCTGGGGCAAGTCAGCAACCCTCTTCTGATTTTACTGATCAGCAAGAAGGTGACAATGATCAAGAAAAAACAGACACTTCTAAACTTCCTAACACTAGCGAAACTGAACAGGAAAAGCAACCTAATAATTCACCTCAAGGTGGTCAAGAGTCTGAACCAGAAGTTAAGACGATGGAGTCTCTTGAAGAGGCACTAAAAGATCTTGTTAATGATGATGGATATGAGAATGTCTATCTGGAATTGCCTCAACTAAATCTAGATGATGTGATTGTTCCCAATTCTGAGATTCACAACAAGTGTAAAGAATATTGGGATGCTTTTATTGGAGATCGTGACTGGAAATATACTGATGTATTTGGTAAAGTTGATAAAGAATATCTAGAGTTTAAGCGTTCTGCCCAGAAAGAAGTCAACTATCTGGTCAAAGAGTTTGAATGTCGTAAGGCAGCAGATTCTTATGCTCGCGCTTCAACTGCACGTACTGGTGTTCTAGACTGCTCTAAACTTCACACATACAAATATAATGAAGATATTTTCCGCAAGGTAACAACTCTTGCTGATGGTAAGAATCACGGTTTAGTCTTTGTTCTTGACTGGTCTGGTTCTATGTGTGATGTTATGTTGGATACTGTTAAACAACTATACAATCTAATTTGGTTCTGTAAAAAAGTTGCAATTCCTTTTGAGGTTTATGCTTTTACAACCGATTATCCTCTTGTCAAGTATGATGAAGCAGGTAAGGCAAATCTTCGTCAACTTTCCTACAAGAAAAAAGATGGTCTTATTCAGGTTGGTGAATGGTTTTCAATGATGAATCTTCTTACCAGTAAAGTAAACTCTAAAACTCTTGAAGAGCAAATGAAGAACATCTTCCGTCTTGCCACTTCTTTCCGTTACAATTCATATACTCAATATAATGCTCCTGTTGGAATGAGTCTCTCGGGTACTCCTTTAAATGAGGCATTGATCTCACTTCATCAAATTCTTCCCAAGTTTCAACGTGAAAATAAACTTCAAAAAGTCCAGTGTGTTGTTCTAACTGATGGTGAGGCTTGTATGCTTAAATATCACCGCGAAGTTCAACGTCGTTGGGAAGAAGATCCTTACATGGGCACTGCTCATATTGGACCTAATGCTTTTCTTCGTGATCGTAAAACTGGCAATACTTATTCTTGTAATTCTGAGTGGCATGAGTTTACTGATATTCTTCTTCGAAATTTGCGGGATAGGTTTGTCGATATGAACTTTATTGGTATTCGTGTTTTGGAAGGTCGTGATGCTGGTAGTTTTATTCGTCGCTATTGTGGGTTTTATGGTGATGAGTATGATAAGGTAATGAATTCTTGGAAAAAAGAAAAGGCATTTACAATTAAGAAATCTGGATATCATTCTTACTTTGGTATTTCTGCTAATGCTCTTGCTCAGGATTCTGAGTTCTCTGTTTCTGAAGATGCTACCAAGTCTCAAATCAAATCTGCTTTTGCTAAAAGTTTGAAATCCAAAAAAATGAACAAGCGTATTCTTGGTGAGTTTGTGGAACTTGTTGCTTGATAAATATTTCTATAAGACTTTTTAAAGACAATGGGCAGATTCACAGATCTTTTTTCTCAAACTGAACAATCAGTTGTAGTTGAACAAATTCACGTTGTTGAAGAAGTGCATGAAGAACCCCAAGTTCCTTCTGCACAAGAGACTGTAGTTAATGCTGAACTACCAAAAACAAATTTAAAGGAAGTGTCAACTACTTTTAAAAAGAGTAGAAAATAATAAATAAAGGTATAGAAAAATACTTAAAAAAAATGAATTCACAACAAGTAGCGGATTTAAAACTCCTTTATGAGGCAGTTTATGATGAAAATTTAAGAGAAAAGGCAGAAGAGTATAATAGTGCTGTATGTGATGAAGACATTATTGAAGTTGCAACTGAATATTTTTATACTTATGGATTGAATGAAGATGGCATTGACATCTTAATTGAAAAAGTTGGTCTTGATAATTTTGTTGAGTTTGTTTATGATCTCTCTGAAGATCTTGTAGTTCTTACTGAAGCAAGAGCGGCAAAGAAAAGAACTGGTGGTAAGTCTTATGAAGAAGTGAAAGCAGAAATTGATGCAAGAGAGGCTAAAAAAGCGGCAAAGAAAAAAGCAACAAAATCTGCTGAAGAGAGAAAAGAAACTGAAAAGAAAGAACCAGAATCTAAAGGTCCAGATACTGAAGCAAAAGCAGAACAACCTAAATCAAAGAAACCAATTAGAGATGCTATTGCAAGACAAATTCTTGCTGGTATGAAGCGTCACCGTGAAGCAACTCAGACTGCTGGGAATCTTGCTAGAGAAACTGGAAAGACTTTAGGTAAACTTGCTTCAGTAACTCATGAAGCAGGTCGCCGTGCAGGTGAGCATGTTAAAAAGCATGGATTAAAGTCTCTTGCAAATGAAGAGTTTGATAATTTTGATATTATTTTTGAATACTTAGTTGCTGAAGGATATGCTGATACAAATGAAGCAGCACTCGCTATTATGGCAAATATGAGTGAAGAGTGGAGACAAAGTATTGTCGAGGGTTCTACTGGTTTTTCTGTTCCAAGTAGAATTGATGATTTTAATAACAGAAGAGATGAGTTAAAAAATCGCTACAAGCAAGATGTTGGTCCAAGAATTCCTGGACCTTCTGGTGGTGGTCAATATGGAGAACCACCAGCACCTAAAGCGATGGGTTTGAGACTTGCTAGAGGATCCTCTAGTTCAAAAAGAGGCGTAGAATCAAAGAACAACGCTTGAAGACAATTTCCAAACTGTCCACTCAGGTGCCCACAAGGCACCTTTTTTCTTGTATAATATGAGAGTTCAAATGAAACACACCTAATTACATCATGTCTCGCAAACCTTCAGTGAACGACGAACAACTCATTTCCGAACTTAAGTCTCTGTATGGTACAGAGTTTTCTGCTGGTGATGTTCGCGGTTATTGTGCATCCAAAGGTATTTCTTATCCTACCGTGACTCGTTATCTTGAACCTTTTAAAACAGATCGTGGTCGGTGGAATCTGGAAGTGACTCAACAACGTGTTGATGAGATTGAGCGTACTTTCCAAGCACCTGCTGTGATTCCTCCCACTGAACAAAATCTCATCCCCGACAAAGATGATACCTTCGTCAAGTTTGGTAACTTTGGTGATATTAAAAAAATTATTCAGTCCCGTATCTTTTACCCTGCGTTCATTACGGGTCTTTCGGGTAATGGTAAAACGTTCAGTGTTGAGCAAGCGTGTGCTCAACTCAAGCGTGAATTGATTCGTGTAAACATCACGATTGAAACTGATGAAGATGACCTTATTGGCGGTTTCCGTCTTGTTGATGGTGCCACTGTTTGGCACAACGGTCCTGTTATTGAAGCACTCCAACGTGGAGCGATCCTGCTCCTTGACGAGATTGACCTTGCCTCCAACAAAATCCTTTGTCTACAATCCGTGCTAGAAGGTAAGGGAGTCTTTCTGAAAAAGATTGGTACTTTTGTAAAACCTGCCCCTGGTTTCAATGTCATCGCCACCGCCAACACTAAGGGTAAGGGTTCTGATGACGGCCGCTTTATCGGCACTAACGTGCTCAATGAAGCGTTTCTGGAGCGTTTTCCTGTGACCTTTGAGCAGTCCTATCCTGCCCCTGCTACGGAGCAGAAGATCCTGGAAGGCATTGCTCTGGACCTTGGCGTGGAAGACCGCGACTTCTGTAAGCGTCTTTGCGATTGGTCGGACGTGATCCGTAAAACCTTCTACGATGGTGGTATTGAGGAAATCATTAGCACCCGTCGCTTGGTTCATATCATTCGTGCCTATGCTATCTTTAAAGACAAAGCAAAGGCAATTCAAGTTTGTGTAAATCGCTTTGACGATGAAACTAAACAGGCATTCTTGGAACTCTATGATAAAATTGATGTGGACTTTCAACTTCCCAAAGAAGAAAAACCTGAACTTGAATTGACCATTGGGGGAGGTCACGAAGTTTCTTTCTAATAAAACTTCTTTACTGAAAAGTGTTATTCGTATAAATAATAATAGCACTTTTCAGTTTATTATGCCTTATTCAAGAGAACAAAAAATTGAATATAATAAAAAATATCGTCAAAAAATGACGGAAGAACAAAAGGAAGCAAAGCGTCTTGCTGACAGAGAATACTATCATAAAAATAAAGAAAAATGTAATGAACGTAATTTGCGTTATTATGAAAATCACAAAGAACGAATAAAAGAAAATGGAGCGAAAAACAACAAAAAAAGACGCCAAAATTTAAGAGAACAAGCAAAACAAAAACTTGGTGGAAAATGTGTGTGGTGTGAAACGACTGAAAATCTTGAATTTGACCATATAGACCCAGCACAAAAATCTTTAACTATCGGAAAACTTGATTGTTCTCTTGAACTATGGTGGAAGGAAGTTGAGAAGTGTCGTCTTCTTTGTAAAATCTGTCACAAAAAACATAGTGATGCTGAAATGGTAGCAAAACACCTCTATTGGATAAATCTTTCTTTTGATGAACGGCAAAAACTTATTCAGCAACAACTTGACCAGGAAGCACAATCCTGATATAATTGGGGAAGGTAAAAAATGTGCCTTTCCTTTGTTCTTTATTTTGAAAAAGTATGTCCGAAAACTTTGAAAGCACTTACGAAAACACAATTCCAAAATCCAAAGACTATACAGTTCTTGGTGGATCAAGTTCTACTGATACAATTTCTTTTTCAGGATCTCGACTTTCTGGTGGAATTTATGATTCTTCTCAGGATTACTGGTATGAAGATGGTATCAGTTTGACTGGAAATCCTTATTCTGCACCCGATACAATTACTTTTAATTTGAATATGCCTGAAGACACAAACAAAAACGGTTTCTGGAAGTATAACGAAGATAAAATCCTGAAACAACTTGAAGAGTATATTGCCAGCACTTATCGTCAGCATTATGTTGATCGAACTGGTGGTGGAAAGGAACAAACTCTCGATAAGATCAAACACAATCGCCGTGAAGGATTTTGCGCTGGTAACGTAACTAAGTATATTGATCGGTATGATACGAAAGGAACTCCTCGTGCGGATTTGTTCAAGGTTCTCCATTATACTATTCTTCTGATTAATCACCTCAATCTTATTGAAAACAAGTGAAACTTCAAAATAAAACTATGAAACTCTCTGAAAATACTCTCACAATCCTCAAGAATTTTGCGGGTATTAATAATTCAATTCTTGTGAAACAGGGAACTAAACTCCGTACAATTTCTGTAGCCAAGAACATTCTTGCTGAAGCGGAAATTACTGAGGATTTTCCACGTCAGTTTGCTCTTTATGATCTTAATCAATTTTTGAATGGATTGAGTCTCCATAAAGATCCTGACTTAGATTTTACCGACAATTCCTATATCACAATTCGTGAAGGTAAACGAAAGGTCAAGTATTTTTATGCAGATCCAAATGTAATTGTTTCTCCTCCAGAAAAGGAAATTCAACTTCCTTCTAAAGATGTATGTTTCCAACTGGATAGTGTTACTTTGGAAAAACTTCTTAAAGCATCAGCAGTTTATCAACTCCCAGATCTTTCTGCTGTTGGTGAAGCAGGAGTTATTCGTCTTGTTGTTCGTGATAAAAAGAATGACACTTCGAATGAATACTCAATTACAGTTGGTGAAACTGATAAAGAGTTTGTCTTTAATTTCAAAGTTGAAAACATTAAAATCATTCCTGGTGCCTATGACGTGATTGTGTCAGAAAAATTACTGTCACAGTTCACGAATTCTGCCTACAATCTGAAGTATTATATTGCTCTGGAACCTGATTCCTCTTTCAACTGATGCATTTTCTTCTTTATCTTTCTCCCGAAGGCACTGAAATCTACAATATGATTTCAAGAAAAGTTCGGGTAGTTGAAAACACCCCTATCTGTCGCAAGTATGACATTTTTGGGTGGTATCAGAACACAACCAAAACTATGGTTTTTTGTACTGATAAAATTGTTTCTAAAGGAAATCCCAAGTATTATGTAAATGAAACTCTCTTTCACGAAGCTGCTCATGTTGCTCAGGCATGTAGGCAAAATATGAAAGAAGTAAAACCATTTGGGATTTCTCCCACTAAAATGCATCTTTCTGATGTTAGAAAAAATGATTTGAAACTATCTTATTCTATTGGGGGTAATGAAGTTCTGTCCATTGAGCGAGAAGCATATTGGATGGAAGATAAACCAGATCAAGTTAAGTATGTACTTCAAAAGTATTGTTTTTGATCATGAACATTTTTGTGACGCATAAATTTCCGGCAGAAAGTGCAATTGTACTTCCTGACAAATTAGTGGTGAAAATGCCTTTAGAGGCGTGTCAAATGCTCTCTATCGTGGCATCGGGCAAGTGGGGACATGGATACGGTACTCTCCCCAAGGCAGATGGAACCCCGTACAAGACCGAAAAGGGGGCATTCCGCAATCATCCCTGTACCAAGTGGGCGCTGGAAAGTATCCATAATGCTTACTGGTTGATCAAGCATGGTTTGAACTTGTGCGATGAGTACACTTTGAGGTATAATAAGGTTCATGCCTGCTATAAGACTCTTGTAGATGCTTATTACTTGTTTCCTAAAGGGAAGATTACTGAAGTAACATCATTTGCCCGTGCTATGCCCGATGAGTATAAACTTGACACAAGCATTGACACTTTTACTGCTTACAAGATGTATATCGCATCCAAACCTTGGGTTGCATCTAATTATCTTCGTATGCCACAACGAAAACCTGAATGGATCTAAATTATGAACTCTATTTATTCTGAATGGAACCCTAAGTTAATGGAGGTTTTTTCTCCAAAAGAGTTAATTATTTTGGAAAATGTGATGATGTATCTGCAGTACGAAAATAATATTGCATATCAAGACAGTATGTATGAAACTGCGCGAGATAGTGGGGAAGAATCTGAGTATCTTGATGTTATTCCTGGTGAAGATCGTGAAGTTCAAGAATATAAAGTCTTTAACGACATTTATAAAAAACTTATGATCATTCATGAGGTAAAATTTGAAGAACTTCCTGAAAATTTAATGACTGAACCAAAATATTCATCAAATATGTCTAACCAGTTTCGTCAAGCAATTATGGGTTGATTATGACAAGTGAATTTCTTTATGTGGAAAAGTATCGTCCTCAAGTGATTGAGGATTGTATTCTTCCTGATGATACTAAAAAAACGTTTAAGGAGTTTGTAGAGAAGGGTGAGATTCCAAATCTCCTTCTTGCTGGACCTCCTGGTATTGGTAAAACAACTATTGCTAAAGCATTATGTAATGAATTGGGGGCAGATTATTATGTCATCAACGGATCCGACGAAGGGCGTTTCCTGGATACTGTACGGAACCAAGCAAAGAACTTCGCTTCGACCGTTTCACTTACGGGATCTTCTAAACACAAAGTCATCATTATCGATGAGGCGGATAACACAGGCAACGATGTACAACTCCTACTACGGGCGAATATTGAGGCATTTTATAACAACTGCCGATTCATCTTCACCTGTAATTACAAGAACAAGATTATTGAACCTCTCCACTCCCGATGTGCAGTCATTGACTTCAACATTAAAGGAAAACAGAAGCAGCAACTGGCAGGAAGTTTCTTCAAAAGAGTTCTCCAAATCTTGGATCAGGAAAAAATTGAGTATGATGAAAAAGTTGTTGTTGAACTAGTTACCAAACACTTTCCAGATTTTCGTAGGGTTCTTAACGAATGCCAAAGATACTCTACTGGGGGAAAAATTGACTCTGGCATTCTTGCATCTTTCTCTGACATTTCTGTAAATGAACTTATTAAAAATCTCAAGGATAAGAACTTTCCTGAAGTCCGAAAGTGGGTGGTCTCCAACTTGGACAACGATGCTTCTAGTTTACTTCGCAGGATTTATGACGCCTCTTATGATTGCCTTGTTCCCGCATCTATCCCTGCTGCCGTTCTTGTTATTGCTAAGTATCAATACCAATGTGCGTTCGTGGCTGATCAGGAAATTAACCTTCTAGCGGCATTAACTGAACTAATGTGTGAGGTTGAATTCAAATGAATTTATATAAAGTTGATTATAAGTCTTTAAAAGAAGAACGTGTTAAGACTACTCCTGAAAATGTAAGGGAAGCAAACGAAGCGTTGTTTCGTGCTAAAATGACTCTTCCTGCTGCTGCAAAGCATTGTGGCATGACGCAGAAAGAAATGAAAATGACCTTTCTTGAGTATTTAAAGTACCATCCCACTGATTATGAAGTCTAATTTTTCTAAACTCCAACCAAAGCAAAAGGATCGTGTTGAAACTTACTGTAGAATTGCTTTTAATGCTCTAAAGGCAAATGTAGACGAATGGTTTTCTAAGCGAAATTGTAAAGATACAACTCGTGCAATCACTCATTCATTTTATAACACAGTACATTCTCTTTCAATTCCTTCTGGATTAATTAGTGTTGAAGCAGTAGAAAAGAAAAAACAAGAACCTGAATGGGCTCTTTGTAAAGATCATTGTTATTCTCCACAATTTGTTGGTAGAATGATCATGGATAACTCTGATAAGTATTTGAATGATTATGATCTTTATCGAGAATTGTTCATCATGGCATGTACAACTATCATCGTTACTCCAGAAGAAAACAGAAGTCTATCATTTTTGACCTCTAATAGGAATAATGAGTTTAAAATATATGCCCATACTGATCAAAAATATCAACATTTAAATATTCAGTTGTTAGAAAAAGCAGAAGGTGCAAAGTGGTATAATAAAGATATGAAACCTGCCAGTAACTACATTGAAACACCAACTGAACTTATTGAATATGAAACCCAGTTCTTAATCGTATGAGTTTATTATCCGAAAGTGATGCTATTTGGGCAGCAGATCAATTTATACAATATTATTCTAAGTTTAATCGCATTGATGATTATATGCGATTTGTAAAACAAAGTAGAATTGAAAATTCTTCTGGAAAATTATTTGGTCCTGAAGAGGAAATATTTTCTGACTTTTCAGTTGAACCAAATAGTATGTCTTTTACAATTCATGAGGTGGACACTAGTTCTAAACCAAAGACAAAGTATAATCAGGAATTGTATTCTGAAATTTTAAATATGACTGCTTCTAATGCAATTGAAGAAGCAATTCCTGGTAGAACAATTAAATGGATTGTTACCGAAGACTCAACTAATAAAGTAATTGGAGTTGTTCGGTTTGGATCCCCAACGATTAATTCAAAACCAAGAAATGATTATTTTGGTGAAGTCGTTCCTTTATCAAAAATTAATCATGAGTTTGTAATGGGATTTAACATTGTTCCAGTACAACCATTTGGGTACAATTATCTTGGCGGAAAACTTCTTGCATTGTTGGCATCTTCTAATGAACTCAAAAGACAATTTGATGCAAAGTATGGAACTGATCTTCAATACTTTGAAACAACTTCATTATACGGTACAACAAAAGGAGTATCTATGTATGATGGTCTTAAACCTTATATTAGACACATAGGAGATACTGAGAGTAATTTCCTTCCTCTATTTCATGATGATTATTTTCGTGAAATGTTTTGGTGGTTTAACAATAATGCTAATGGTGGTGAAAGATTAATCTCTGCAGATAAGTCTTCAAAGAAATTGAAAATTCAAACTAAGATGATTTCAATCATCATAAAGTCTCTTCAAGATGCTTCAAAGCTACATGAATTTAAAAAATGTATTGAACATGCAAAAACTTTGACTGAAAAGAAGAGATATTATATTTCAAAGTTTGGGTATGAACCTGAAGAGGTTATCGAATGGTGGAAACTCAAAGCAACACGAAGATATAATAAATTGATTCGAGACAACAAACTTAGGAAAACTTTGGAATTATGGACTGCAAATTCCAATTTAGAAATTATTAGATAGTATGGAACTAAAAGATTGGTTAAATTCAATTAATCAAACAAAGAAAAATTTGATTGATGAAGATCCTTCATTGGAAAAGGAATATTCCCCATATGTTGTTAATCGTTGTTTTTCTGGTCACATTGATTCTGTGATGTTTGCCAATGAGATGAACAAATATCATTCTTTACCTAAAAAGTTACAGTATGACTTTTATATAAATAGTCTGAGGAAAAAGAAGAGATTTTCTCCCTGGCTCCGACAAGATAAAATCAAAGATCTTGATTATGTTAAACGTTACTATGGATATAGTAATGAAAAGGCAAAACAAGCTTTGAGGATTCTTACTAAAGAACAACTTACTTTTATAAAATCGAAATTTGAAACTGGAGGAACAAAATGAGTGTCGTTCAAGAACCTGAAGTGAAGTGGACGCCCGACCAAATGGTGGAAGTGATTCTCAATGAACCTGATGACTTTTTGAAGGTTCGTGAGACTTTGACCCGTATCGGAGTTGCATCACGTAAGGAAAAGAAAATCTATCAGTCTTGCCATATTCTTCACAAGCAAGGTAGATATTATCTCGTTCACTTTAAGGAACTGTTTGCCCTGGACGGTAAACATGCTAATCTGACTGTGAATGATGTTCAACGTCGCAATCGCATTGCCCAACTTCTTGCAGATTGGGGTTTGATTACGATTGTTGATTTAACTAAAATTCAGGACATTGCACCTTTAAATCAAATCAAAGTCCTTGCATACAAGGATAAAGGTGATTGGATTCTTGAAACTAAGTATAACATTGGTTCTAAGAAAAAACGTATAGAGGAAGAGAGTTGACAGAGGGGGTGGAGACCCCTTATAATACTCACATCGACCACAACCCATAAACACGGTCGATTTTTTACAATTTAGATTTAGTAAAACAGAGAAAACTAAAATGTCATTTAAAGAATTAGTTCTTGTCTACAAATGTTATGAGAACAAAGTAGATGAGGGGACAAAAGAGTATTTGAAAGGTTTTGGGACCGTAGATAATGCTCCAGAGGGTCTTCCTATTATGGAAAATATAATTGAAAAGTACATCTCTGGAGAAATTTCTGAGGGATCTACGATTATATGTTCCGGTAGAGTTGGCGATCTCTGGAGTGATCCTACATACAACCGTATCAATGAACTTCGTTATGTAAACCAAAAGAATCACATTGAGAGACGTGGTGGATATTCAAATGATGCTGCAGATACTTTATCTGCATACTGCCGCCCAGATGGTAGAGTTGTTTTGACCAAGGGTAATAATCGTGCATCCAAGCGATATGCCTGTGGGCGTAACGTTAATTCGAGAGTAGTCATCTCTTTAAAACTTCACCGTAAAAATTCTCTCTATGAGGAGATGATTCGTATTGAATCTCTTGATCACAACACCGATTGTAACTATCGAACCAATCAAAGTGGTGATGATAAGTTCAAATCTGCATATTATGCAAATGAAGAATGGGCAGTAAATCTTTTTAAATATCTTGAACCTTTCAAAATTGGTATTGCAGGAACTCTTGATGGTGCTAAGTTTGAATGCCCTTCACATTCCTATCTCGATACAGCAATCCGTAAATCTGGAAAACAGTACACTTCTAAGTATCTTACTGCATTTACTAAGTGGGAGTGTGCTAAAGAAATTCAGGGAAATGCTACTGTAGCAGGTACTCTTTTCTTGAAAACCTTTTATCCTTATATCGATGATGTAGATAAAAAAAATAATATTGATTCATTTTCTGAAATGATGAAGTGGTTTTTTACAGAGTATGGTGCTGCAGCACAAACATTTGATCCTGATGCACGAAATCTTCAGCAATCTGATATTGTTCAGGGAAATGGTGTATATAAGGGTAATGAACCTGCTGTTGCCCGTTTTGTTTTTCTTTATAATGACTTTTGTAGAATTAAGCGACTGAAGTTTAACGGTAGTCAAAAGACCGCTATTCCATTTGAAGGATCTGATAGTACTTCTTGGAACAAGTTTCTTGCAGATTCAAATCCTTTGTTGAAACCTGCATTGGGTGGACTTGCAACTACAAAGTTTTTCTGATAACCGAATAAAAAAGTAGGGAGTTCAACACTCCCTTTTTTATGCTTTCTGTTATAATTATATGTGGATGCCGTAAGGGTCCACACAATACAAACTCGCTTTTTAAGGAGATACCATAATGACTAACCTCATGCGTTATACCGCTGCGGATCTTCCTGCATTGATGGATAGGATTACACGCAATAGTATTGGAATGGATGAATACTTTGATCGAATTTTTAATCTTCACGAAACAACTTCTAATTACCCACCATACAATCTTGTTCAAATCAGTAATGTAGAATTAAGATTAGAACTTGCACTTGCTGGATTTAAGAAGGAGGAAGTACATGTATACACAGAGTATGGAAAACTTTTTGTCGAAGGACAAAAAGAGGATAAAGAGTCTGATACCCAATACATCCATAAGGGATTGGCTCAACGATCTTTCAAGAGATCATGGACATTATCTGACGACACAACAATCAAAGAGGTTACATTTGAAGATGGACTATTGAATGTAACTCTTGGTAAGATTATTCCAGAACATCATGCTCGTAAAGATTATCTATAAATATATTTGAATATCGTCGGCGCTTGGGAGGCAACTGGCAAAATCCAGTTGACACCTCCCCCTTTTTTTGCTAAAATGAGATTAAGGAAATTATCTGAGCATGTCAACTAAATTAGCATTGTTAAAGTCTGGAGATTACATTATTTCTGACGCAAAAGAACTTGTTTCTGATGAAAAACCATGTGGATACTTGTTTTCCAATCCACATAAAGTTATTTTAAATTCTCCAGTTCTTTTAACTGAAAACATTAATGAAGATTCTGAAAATGTTGTCAGTGTAACTTTATCTCCATGGATTATTTTATCTGAAGATAAAGATGTTATTGTTACACCAGATTGGGTTATAACTGTAGTAGAACCCATTAGTTCTTTAAAAGAAATGTTTGAGGAAAAAGTAAATGGAAAAGAATGTGAAGTGTCTATTGTTGAAAGTTGATACTATTTTAATAACTGAAATAATCGAAATTGATGCTGAACTTGGGGATCCAAATTGTAAATTGATTAATCCTTGTCAATGGAAAAAGAAAGAATCTTCCGAAGAGTTTTATCTTGAACCATGGATAGAAGCAACAAATCAAAAAGAACTTATGATTAGATCTGAAGATATTTTAACTATTGCAGATCCAACTCATGAAGTTATTGAAAAGTATCTTGAATTTATTAAATAATGCGTTTTTATACTAACGTTCAAATGGTCGGGGATCACTTCTTGGTCCGTGGTTATGAAAATGGTAAACATTTTATGACCCGTGAGAAGTTTAACCCGACTCTTTTTGTCCCTGCAAATAAAAAAACTAAATACCAAACTTTAAATGGTGAATATGTTGAATCAGTTCAACCTGGTTCTGTTCGTGAATGTCGTGAGTTTGTCAAGAAGTATGAAAATGTAGAAAACTTTAAAATCTTCGGAAATACTCAATACATTTATCAGTATATTTCCGACATTTACCCAGAAGAAGAACTGAAGTTTGATATTAATAAGATTAAAGTAACTACGATTGATATTGAGGTTGCATCCGAGAATGGATTTCCTGATGTGGAATCTGCCGCAGAAGAAGTTCTTTTGATTACTATTCAGGACTATTCTTCAAAGCAAATTCGCACCTGGGGAAAGGGTCCATTTCAGAACCAACAAAAAAATGTTATCTACAAATCTTTTACAACTGAATATGATCTCTTAAATGATTTTATTAATTGGTGGATGATTGAAACTAATACACCAGAAGTTGTAACTGGGTGGAATAGTAAATTGTATGATATTCCATATCTTATCCGTAGAATTGATAGGGTTCTTGGTGAAAAGTTAATGAAACGAATCTCCCCCTGGGGACTTGTAACAGAAACTGAAACTTATATTTCTGGACGTAGACATCTTTGTTATGATGTTGGAGGTATTTCACAGTTAGACTATCTCGATCTTTATAAAAAATTTACTTATAAAGCACAAGAGTCTTATCGTCTTGATTATATTGCTGAAGTAGAACTTGGTCAGAAAAAACTTGATCACTCAGAGTTTGATACGTTCAAAGACTTTTATACTAAGGGTTGGCAAAAGTTTGTAGAATACAACATTGTTGACGTAGAACTTGTTGACCGAATGGAAGACAAGATGAAGTTGATTGAACTTGCTCTTACGATGGCATATGATGCTAAGGCGAATTATGATGATGTATTTTCACAAGTAAGAATGTGGGATACAATTATCTACAATTATCTTAAAAAAAGAAATATTGTAATTCCGCCTAAAGAAAAGTCTGATAAGGATTCTAAGTATGCTGGCGCTTATGTAAAAGAACCAATTCCTGGAATGTATGATTGGGTTGTTAATTTTGATTTAAACTCACTTTATCCTCACTTGATTATGCAGTTTAACGTAAGTCCAGAAACTCTTGTTGAAGAAAAACATCCAACAGTTACGGTTGATAAAATTCTTAATCAAGAACTTACGTTTGAACTTTATAAAGATTATGCAGTATGTCCAAATGGTGCTATGTTCCGTAAGGACGTGCGTGGTTTCTTACCTGAACTGATGGAAAAGATTTATGAAGATCGTACAGTTTATAAAAAGAAAATGATTCTTGCAAAACAAGAATATGAAAAGAAAAAAACAAAAGAACTTGAAAAGGAAATTGCAAGATGTAACAACATTCAAATGGCACGAAAGATTCAACTCAATTCTGCCTATGGTGCTATTGGTAATCAATATTTTCGTTATTATAAATTAGAAAATGCTGAAGCAATTACTCTATCGGGTCAAGTTGCAATTCGTTGGATTGAAAATAAACTCAATCAATATTTGAATAAAATACTCAAAACTAAAGATGTAGATTATGTTATTGCTTCTGATACTGATTCTGTATATCTTAACATGGGTTCTTTGGTCGAATGTGTATACAAAGGAAGAGAGAAAACTACTGAAAGCATTGTTTCGTTCCTTGATAAGGTCTGTAAGGTGGAACTTGAAAAGTATATTGAAGGTTGCTACCAAGAACTGGCGGAGTACGTAAATGCTTATGACCAGAAGATGCAGATGAAGCGCGAAAACATTGCTGAGCGTGGAATCTGGACTGCAAAGAAGCGTTACATTCTGAATGTTTGGGACAGTGAAGGTGTTCGCTATGAAGAACCTAAACTTAAAATGATGGGTATTGAAGCGGTTAAATCTTCAACTCCTGCACCTTGTCGCAAGATGATTAAAGATGGTCTTAAATTGATGATGAACGGAACTGAAGATGATGTAATTAAATTTATTGATAAATGTCGTGAAGAGTTTAAAAAACTTCCACCAGAACAAATTGCTTTTCCAAGAACTGCTTCTGATGTTCGTAAATATCATTCATCATCTGATATTTACATAAAAGGAACACCCATTCATATCAGAGGAGCATTGCTTTTTAATCATTACATAAAGGAAAAAAAATTAAGTAAAAAATATTCTCTTATAGGTAATGGTGAAAAAATTAAATTCATATATTTAAAAAAACCAAATATTATTCGTGAAAACATAATTTCTTTTATTCAGGATTTTCCCAAAGAACTTGGTCTTGACAAGTATATTGATTATGAACTACAATTTGAAAAGAGTTTTGTTGAACCATTAAAATCGATATTAGATTCAATTGGATGGTCTGTAGAGAAGAATGTTAATTTGGAAAGTTTTTTCTTATGATACAATTACCAATAAATGAAAGAGAGTTAGATTATATAATTAAAATATTGGAAACTCGCAATCCACAACTTTATGCTAAGTTGTGGTCACATAAATTAAACAAATTAAAGGGAGAAAAAATTAATGGACTTTCTTAAGGATATTGTAAAAGAAATAGGTGGTGAGTATACACAACTTGCCTCTGATATTGATGAAACTGAGATTTATGTTGACACGGGTTCGTACATTTTTAATGCACTGGTTTCAGGTAGCATATTTGGTGGTGTATCTGGGAATAAGATTACTGCTATTGCTGGAGAGTCTTCTACTGGAAAGACTTTTTTCTCTCTCGCTGTGGTTAAGAATTTTCTTGATACTCACCCCGATGGGTATTGTCTCTATTTTGATACTGAGGCTGCCATTACTAAATCCCTCTTGGAGTCACGCGGCATTGACACATCACGCCTTGTCGTGGTTAATGTTGTCACCGTAGAAGAGTTTCGAGGAACGGCACTCAAGGCAGTAGACATGTATATGAAAAAACCAGAAGCAGAACGTAAACCTTGCATTTTTGTGCTAGACTCTTTGGGTATGCTTTCAACTAGTAAGGAGATCAATGATGCCCTGAATGATAAAGAAGTTCGGGACATGACAAAATCACAACTTATTAAAGGTGCATTTCGTATGCTTACCCTTAAACTTGGACAAGCAAAAATTCCAATGATTGTGACCAATCACACTTATGATGTTATCGGTGCTTATGTTCCTACTAAGGAGATGGGTGGTGGTAGTGGTCTTAAGTACGCCGCTTCTACTATCATATATCTCAGCAAGAAAAAGGAGAAGGATGGAACAGAAGTTGTTGGAAACATTATCAAAGCAAAGACTGCTAAGTCGCGTTTGAGTAAGGAGAATAAAGATGTGGAGGTTCGTTTGTTTTATGATGAACGCGGTCTTGATCGATATTATGGATTACTTGAACTTGGTGAAACGGCAGGGATGTGGAAAAATGTGGCAGGACGTTATGAGATTGGTGGGAAAAAACTCTATGCAAAAGAAATTCTAAAAAATCCCGATCAGTATTTTACCGAAGAAGTAATGCAGCAACTTGATGCTGCCGCGAAACAACAATTCTCTTATGGAACGAATTGAGACAACTATTCTCAGAAATTTAGTATTTAATGAAGACTACTCGCGCAAGGTCATACCTTTTATTCAACCAGATTATTTTGAGCAAAAGACCGAGAAGGTCATTTTTGAAGAGATTGTCGAATTCATTGTTAAGTATGGTTCGGCAATTACAATCGAAGCACTTAGTATCGAAATAGAAAATCGTACAGATTTAACGGAAGAACAGGTAAAAGAAGTTAGAGAAATTAGTAAATCTCTCAATGATTTTCCAGTAGAGAAGCAATGGTTGCTTGATACAACTGAAAAGTGGTGTCGTGATCGTGCTATTTATCTGGCACTTATGGAATCTATTCATATTGCAGATGGAAATAATGATAAAAAGAATAGGGATGCAATTCCTAACATTCTTTCAGATGCTCTTGCAGTATCTTTTGATAATAATATTGGACATGACTATCTACAAAACTATGAAGAAAGGTATGAGTTTTACCACAGAAAAGAAGACAAAATTGAATTTGATCTTGAATACTTTAACAAAATCACGAAAGGTGGTCTCCCTAACAAAACTCTTAACATCGCTCTTGCTGGTACGGGTGTCGGGAAATCTCTATTCATGTGCCATGTGGCTAGCTCCGTCTTGCTCCAAGGACGGAACGTTCTGTACATTACGCTGGAAATGGCAGAAGAACGCATTGCTGAAAGAATTGATGCAAATCTCCTGAACGTTCCAATTCAACAGTTGGTCGAACTCCCCAGAAAAATGTTTGAAACTAAAGTTACAAACATTGCTAAAAAGACTCAAGGATCACTTATAATTAAAGAATATCCTACTGCTTCGGCACATAGTGGTCATTTTAAGGCACTTCTTAATGAACTTGCTCTCAAGAAGTCATTTAGACCTGATATTATTTTTATTGATTATCTTAATATTTGTGCTTCCAGTCGATATAAGGGTAATAGCAACATCAATTCCTACACATTCGTAAAAGCAATCGCAGAAGAACTTCGTGGTCTTGCTGTGGAATTTAATGTTCCTATAGTCAGTGCTACCCAAACTACTCGTTCAGGGTATTGCTTGGACTTGAAAACACAAGTTCAAACACCGCAAGGTATGAAAGAACTTTCAAATATTCAAGTTGGAGATTTGGTGCTTTCTAATACTGGATATAATGAAGTTCTAAATGTCTTTCCAAAATCTAAAAAGAAATCTTATAAGATTACTTTGGAAGATGGTAAAGAAATCATTTGTAGTGAAGAACACTTGTTCCCAACTCAAAATGGTGAAGTGAATATCAAAGAGGGTTTGAAAGAAGGTATGTGTCTTTATGTAAAGGAATAGTATGTGTAAGTTATACTTCTTATAAATAATAGTAGTATAACTTACTGATATGAAAGTAAAGATTTATCTAATTACCAACACAGCAGTCAATCCACATATGTATTATGTTGGATTGACTAAAAATGAATTGGATAGAAGATTGCAAGAACATATCACTTTTGGAAGGCACGAAGGAAATAAACTTCTGTCTGATGCTATTATTGAATATGGTAAAAGAAACTTTACTATTGAAGTGATAGAAGAAGTTGATGAAAGTGAAGCAAGAATAAAAGAAGATTATTATATTCGCAAATATAAATCTCATTATAGAGATGGATGTGGATATAATATGAAATATGAAACTTGTAATTATGAGAAACACTATCACGGAGCAAATCAAGAACTAATAGAAGAGAATATTAGAAATGGTAGGGCGTGGAACTATGGAATAAGTTTTTCTACACAATCAAAAGAAAAAATGAGAAAAACTAAAAAACATAGATACTCTCTTGGTGTTTATAAAAAGTTCAATACAAATCACTCACAAGAAACTAAAAACAAAATCGCAGAAAGTAAAAGAGGGAAAAAACTTACAGAGGAACATAAAAATAAAATAGCAGAATGTTCTTCTGGTAGAACTTGGATACATAAAAAAGATTTAAAAGAAAGAAAATTTATCAAAAAAGAAGAAATTAATCTTTACTTATTGAATGGTTGGGAAAGTGGAAAAGGTGTTATTTGGATTAATAATGTGGTAGAATGTTTATGTGTTGATATTTGGGATTATGAAAATTATACTGAAAAAGGATTTGTTTGTGGGAGGATTAAAAAATGACTAAAACTTATGAATATAACGAAAACCTTGCGATTACAGATGAAGACACTCATAAGGCATTAGTGTCTCATTTCAATCAAATTAAAGAATTTGTGAATAATAAAAAGTTTGAATGGGAAGATGAAGAAATTCCAGAAGAAAACTATTGTATCACTTTTGATTTTGATGAGTGGTTAGAGGATACAATTCCATATATGAAAAAGAATTATGAATATTTTAAAGAAGAGGAACCAAAAAATCTAAAAGAGAATACGATTGATTATGTAAATCAAATCAAAGATTATATTGATGGATTTCTTTTGGGTCCAACTGCTCTTTATAACCGAAAGAGTATTGAAGCAAAAACTCATAAAGTTGCGGGTAAGAACTTTGATGAGATTGTGAAGTTTGTGAAGGAACTCAAAGAAAATAACAAGACGGTTTTTCTTTATGAGATTTCTTATACTCCTGAAAGAACAGAAACATTAGTTGTTGAAAAGAAACACGGAAGTACAAATTATACTGAAACTTATCCCCAATCAGTTGCTTTTTATAAACTTCGTTATGCTATTTTGAATTGAAAATGTTATTGAAAAAAATTCTAAAAATTGAAGAACTTGACGAAAGAGAACTTATAGATATTGAAGTGTCTGGAAATCATTTGTTTTATGCGAATGATATTCTCACACATAATAGTAGTTCTGATGTTGAACT